ATGAGAGATTATCAGAGTTTAGCGGAATGGCTTGAAGCCAAAGGAAACCCTAAGCACGGTATCGCCGATGGCGATAATGGAAACAAAGTTCTTGCTGTAGAAAGCGAATACGGCATGACGCTTTTCAGTTTCAAGGAAACGACACTTCCGAACGATACAAAATATTTCTGGATTAGTAACGGCTGGGGTGTCAATAAAGAATTCTTCCCTGCAATCAAAAAATTTCTTAATACCCCGAAATCGTTTTATACAACACCTGAAATGAGCATAACAGAATTTGATAAGCCGATGGAAATTGATTGTAGCGACGAAGATGATGAAGATTTCGGATGGATTCGCAAGGCTGATAAATTAGAAAAAAACGACACTATTGATCCTTGCGATTGCGAAGATACATTTTACGCTGGCGGTTCTGTAATCGTAAGCGATGAATTATTCAAGGACATTCTGAATAACATATCTGGTCCCGAATATCATTTTATAAAACTTCTCAAAGAAAAAAACATCACAAAGTTTTTTGTCAAATCAAATAATTCTGATTGTGTTCTTCTCTGTAGAACAGAAGGTTATACATATCTCCGCTATGTGCAGTTAGTTGACATTGATTGTTTGCCGGGAGAGGGGGAATAAAAAATGACAAGAGAAAATATTTTACAGAAAAGTTTGGAAATGGCAAAGCATAACCTCTACTGTTATTCAGCAGATTATTTAAGCAGTAGACCGAAAGCCGGTTATGAAAAAGAATACGCTCAAACCAAAGAGGAAATAAATGTTCTTGAATCATGGTTAAAAGAAATCCAAAACAAAAATGATTCCTCTGACTTAATAAAGTTTAACATCGTCATTTGGTTTGTAGATGAGGATGGCGAAGGTGAAGCGGAAATCGGTTATCTGAATGCTGTTTCTGAATATCATGCCGCGGCTCTTTTAAGAGAACGTGTCCGCAATGGCAGATACCCGAAAGATGCCTGGCTTGATTATGTAAAGAATGGAAAAAAAATCTCTATAGATATAAACGGGAGAAAAATATGAGTGATAACTATTCTTTTGAAGAGGTTTTGAAAAAAAGAAATGATGCGAAGAGCCGACATCATCAGTTTGTAAGAAATGATGAAACGCCTGTCGGTTTACTCAATGCGGAATATGATTGGGGCTTTTGGGATGCTGTTGTGACCATTATGCGAAATCTCAGCATGAATGAAATAAGTAAAAAGGCGGTGCTGTAATGGAAAAAAGAAGTGTAATCAACTATACAAACGCTGACGGTGTAGAAAAAATTATCGGGAAATTTGGACATAGCACTCAGCAAGAATTTGATGAGGCTATCGAAAGCCTACCGAAGTTAATCGCAATGGCGAGAAATGGAAATGAGAAATGCGGTTATGAAGCGAACGCCTTACTCTGGCATTTAGCGAATGAATCTACAAATACCAAAGAGCATAAAGGATTAGAAACTCATCACACATTCGGGAGGAAAGCATGAGCGAAACAAAAAAGATTATTGATTCTGTTCTCTACTTTGCGAAGGACACAGAAGATCCGAAAGCCGGCGCAGTGTTTGAGAAAACAGTGGAAATTGATTTTCCCAATTTCTGCGCATTCGTTCTTACGCAATGGGACAGCGTAACAATGGAAAGCACTGTCGAGGACGGTGTAACCATTTATCTATTTTATAACGGAGCGAAAGCGACAGATCATGTCGCTTCATATATCTGCGGTAAAAAACCGCATGGTTGTTTCGGCGGTTCTCGTGTCGGTTCTGGTAACGACTGGAATGAGTCAGGAGTAAGTTATGTGAAAAACGCCTTTGTCGCAAGGGCGAATAAATAAGTAAGGAGATTTAAATGAAAACTGGAAAATCATTACAGGAATTGGCAATCGAAATCGAACGCCAGAACGAAGTCAAGCGTGACTATATCGCAAATACAAGTCAAATGGAAATGCGCATAACATCTGTTGTGGACGGCGAAAAAGAAAAACACGTTCCGATACTTGCAATCGCAGGCAAGCCCGATTTTGAAATCAATGGCGTTGCTCATGATCAAATCGGCGATAAACTCGGAATCCCTGCCAGATATTACGACCGCATGATGGAAGAACAACCGCATCTGTTAGCGGAAAACGTAAACACATGGTTTCAGCATAAACCGCAACCGCGCATGGTCAGAACACTTGACGGAACAGCGCGGGCGTTCCTCTCTGACCGTTACCGCAGAATTGACAATTATGAAATCGCGCAGGCTGTTCTTCCCATGATTGCCAAAATGGAAGGTGCAAAGGTTGAATCCTGCGAGCTTACGGAAAGGCGAATGTATCTGAAAGTAGTCAATGACCGTATCACAACCGAAGTAGCGAAAGGTGATGTGGTTCAAAGCGGAATTTTAATTACCAATAGCGAAACCGGACAGGGTTCTGTAACCGTAATGCCTCTTGTATACCGCCTTGTTTGCAAGAACGGAATGATCGCCGCAGATTCCGGCAAGAAAAAATATCACAGCGGAAGAACAAACGAAGGTGATGAAGGGTACGAGATTTACAGGAACGAAACAATTATTCAGGAAGATAAGGCGTTCATCATGAAGTTACAGGATATTGTACGCGCGACCGCCGATTCAGTCCAGTTTGAACGCATCGTATCTCAAATGAAAATCGCAACCGAAGCGAAAATCACGCACAGCGATATTCCCGCAGTAGTGGAATTGGCATCAAAGAATTATGACTTGTACGAAAGCGAAGGCAGGGGCGTTCTTGAACATCTTATCCGCGGGAATGATTTGTCTCTTTACGGATTGGCAAACGCTGTTACAAGGCACGCGCAGGATGTCCACAGTTACGACCGTTCAACAGAACTGGAAATGACAGCATGGCGGATGCTGAGCATGACGCGTAACGAATGGCATAAACTCAATGCCGCATAATCGCCCTGACGATGGGGAGCTGGCAACTCCCCGAAACACCCTTTGGGGTGTCGGCGAAAGCCCCCGCGCATAGCGCAGGAAATACCAAACCATGTAGAAGGAGATTTTATCATGGCAACAGCAACAAAGACTGAGAAGAAAGAAAAGAAAGCAAAGGAATTCAACAGTGATCGTACAGCACGGCTTGTAAAGAAAGCTCTCAAAGATGTTTTCCCGAAGGAAAATTTCATCGTCAGCACTTACGTGGATCGTGTTGAAGTGATGTATGAGAACACTGCGTGTTCTGTAACAGAACTTAATACATTCAAAGCGATTTTCTGTAATTTCGGAAAAGTGAAAAGCGAACAGTTACAGTTTACCAAAATAACCAGAGCAACAACCGCGCCTGCGAAGTAATTTAAATTAAAAACCCGCCTTAGAAGTCTAGGGCGGGTATTCCTATTTGTATGAGGTATGAAAATGGCATCAGCAACAGCACAGAAATTACAGTTACTGCGTTCCGGCAATGAGGATTATGAGTGGTATCCTACGACAGCGGAAATCATGGAAGCAATGAAAAAAGACATCTGGGATTATCTCAGGTCACATAATTTAAGTTACAGAGAAGATAGAGACAGCGGAATTAGAATAGATACTTCTCGTGATGAATGGGATGAAAAAAAGAAAAAATATAAAGAGATAACTACACTTTCTATAGATTCATTCCTCGATGTCGGTGCTGGCGATGGGCGTGTTCTTGATTGTCTCAACGAAGATCAGGGCGGTAGGTTGTGTAAAAAATATGGAATAGAAATTGCAAGAGCGCAAGCCGATGATTTAATTCGCCGCGGCGTTTTTATTATCGGCAGAAACTTTTGGGATGTTACTCTAATTGATCAGCATTATGCGCTTATATACAGCAATCCTCCATTCTCTCAATTTGAACACTGGGCTTGCAAAATACTTTATGAAGGTAGTTTCAACATATTATATCTGGTTATGCCGAAACGCTGGATTGACAGCAAGCTGATACATAAGGAATTAAAAGACAGATACGAATATAAAATTATAGGTGATTTTAATTTTTCAGAAGCGGATCGGGAAGCCCGCGGTACAGTAAATCTTGTAAGAATAAATGCGGAATGGCGAAACCAAACAGAAAGCGGTACTACTCGCAATGGGAAAAGCTGGAAAGAAACATATCATTATCAAAATAAAATTGAAGATGCATTTGCTCGATTTGTCCGCGAAAACATTGCGGATTTTAAGGAAACCCCTGAAAGTGAATGGAATGAAGAAGAAATAACTGCTGTCGCCTTAAAACAAACGCCAATAGAACAATTGATTTCAGATTATGAAATTGAAAAGAAAACGCTCGGCGATGCTTTTATCGCAATCGGAAAACTTGATGCGGAAATAATAAAATTACTCGGGCAAGATAAAAAGTCAATGCTCGAAATTATCCGTAAGACATTTAAAAGATTAAGATCAAAATACTGGCGCGCGGCATTTGAAAAACTTGAACCTGTTAAAGACAGAATGATACGGAAAACGAGAGAGAATATTTTTAATAACATAAAAGAATTTAAAACGCTTGATTTTAACGCAGATAATATTTACTCAATTATTATCTGGATTATAAACAACTGTAACATCGGCATACTTGATCAAATCGGGGAAGTATTCGATGCGCTTACTGATAAGGATTTTATTACAGAATATAAATCAAATCGGCACTGGACTAAAGGCACATGGCGACATACGCAGAGCGATTATAAATATAAAGAGCTTCCGGCACGTTGGAAACTTGGTTTGGATTATAGAATTGTTGTCAGCACATATGGCTATAGAAGTTACGGAACACGCTACACAATAGTTGATGACTTCATAATTATCTGTTCAAACCTTGGCTTTCCGATTGATCCTTGTGATACGCCAGATTATGAGGAACATCAGACAGAACAAAAATTCCACACAGTTGACGGCGAATTAGCGTTCACAATGCGTTACTACACAGGAAATAAAAACGCGCATTTGAAAATAAATAAAAGATTACTCATGAAGTTTAACATCGAGGTTGCGAAAATCCGTAAATGGATGTCCGATCCCGATGACGTTGTAGAAGAATTTGATATTCCAAAAGATGAAGCCACAAGATTATGGAATAGCGGATTGGTTCTAATCGGTAACAGTGATGTGAAAATGCTTGAACATAAACCAGTGAAAAAACCGCGTTGCGGTTCAAATATAGCATAGAAAGAGGAGTTTCATTATGAGTGATGAAAACAAAAGAATTGTGGAGATTAACGGTGTAAAACTGGAAGTCGATCTCCGCACAGCCAAAGTTATCGACCATTATAAGGTCGGTGATCCTGTCAGGGTACTACACCCAAAAACATCGTACAACGGTGCTGAAATTAGGGCAGGTGTAATCGTAGGGTTCTGTAATTTTGAGAAAAGCCCTGTTATTGAAATCTTGGAAATTGACCAGTCATATTCCGGGGTTAATTTCAAGACCGTAACAATCGGCAGTGGCATCAATGAAGATGTCCAGATTGCGCCCTATTCAAAGTATGAAGGGTTGATCTCTCAGGCAGATATTGTTACGCGGTTTGACAGGGAGATTCAAAAACAGGAACTCGTTCTGTCGGATCTGAAATTAAAGAAGCAGTATTTTATTAACGATTTTGCCAAAGCATTTTCGGAAATCATTCCTACTACGGCGGATTAAACTATGGTAATTACAAACAAAATGAATCTGCCTGAAGCATTGGTTAAGGCAGTCAGCATTCGGCGCCACAATGATCCCGGGCGGTTATCAGCGACAACACTTCTTAACGGAACAAAGCAAATCCTTTTGACAGATCGCCATTGGGATAATCTGGAAGATGATGTCGCAAACCGCTTCTGGGCAATCATTGGAACTGTCGCGCACAAAGCCCTTGAGCATGAGGGTGAACATGAATTCGCTGAGGAGTTTGTCTCTTATGAGATAGACGGCATTACAGTTACCGGGCGCATTGATCTTTACAACATGAAAGATGAAATCATCACCGATTACAAAACTAATTCTGTATACAAGATCAAGTTCCGGGACTTCGGAGATTGGGAGCTGCAGGGCATGATGTACGCTTGGCTCCTGATTAAAAACGGATTTAAGGTGAAAACTTGCCGGTTCGTCAGCCTTATTAAAGACCATTCTAAGCGGGATGCCAAGCGTGATCCATTTTACCCTCAACAGCCCATGTACGTCTATGAATTTGATGTTACGCAGGAACGCCTCGAACGGATTGAAAAGTTCATCAAGGATAAAATCGCGGATTACAAAGCGAATCGTGAAAAATCTGATGATGAAATAACGCCATGCACACCGAAAGAACGCTGGGATAAGCCGACAAAATACGCTGTCAAGAAAGAAGGCAGAAAATCGGCATTGACCGGGGGCGTTAAAGATTCATTGGAAGATGCGGAACAAATGGTCAAGGATTTGGGCAAAGGTCATTACATCGAAACCCGTCCCGGCGAATCTGTCCGCTGTCAGGATTATTGCAGTTGTTGCGAATTTTGCAACTACTACCGCGAGAATGTCGCAACGGCTGAGGATGAAGCCGCGGCATAGTTTGTCAGGGGTTCTGGTATGAATGATGATCAAATTTTTAATCTAACCAGAATCCCTGATGTACCACAATTTTGGAAGAACCAAATAAATTTTTTAATGGAGAGTAAAATGGTATTTACCAAAGCAGTAAAAACAAAGCAATGGTTACGGCTTGCCATTGACGGTATATCGGGGAGCGGTAAAACATACACCGCCCTTGCAACCGCCGCGGGCATCGCTGAGGCATTGAGCAAACTGGATAATGTATCGTGCAAAATTGCGCTAATAGATTCAGAACACGGCTCTGCTTCTTTGTATGCCGACAGGTTTAATTTCGACACGCTTGATCTTATGAGTTTTCAAATCGAGGACTACATAGGCGCGCTGAATGCGGCCGCGGAAGCCGGCTATAAAGTTGTCATTATTGACAGCACATCACACGCTTGGGATGCTCTTGTAGAACGTGTCGAGCGCATAGCGCAAACGAAATACAGAGGCAATACTTTCAGCGCATGGTCTGAGGGAACTCCGCTTCAAAAGAAATTGATAGAAGCGATGCTGACATTCCCCGGTCATGTCATTGTTACCTGCCGTTCAAAGACTGAGTATTCAGTAGACAAAGATGACAAAGGAAAAACAACAATCAGCAAAGTAGGAACAGCGGCGGTTCAACGGCAGGGCTTCGAGTATGAATTCACAATGGCGATGACAATGGACAAAAATCATGTCGGTTTCTTTTCAAAGGATCGCACAGGAAAGTATCAAGACAAGTACATCGAAAAGCCCGGGAAGGATTTTGGCAAACAGCTTATTGCCTGGCTTAATGAGGGCGAAATAGCACCGCCGAAAGCGCCAGCACCCGCGCCCGAAAGAACACAGCAAGAAGTTTACAACGACACGATGAAAGAAATTGGGAATATTCTTCAAAGCAAAGATGAAATGGGAATTTCTATCTTCACAGAAAAGGAACAGAACGACATCAGGGTGAAAGTTAAAACCGATTTATCGAAACTGAAAACGCCCGAAGAAAAATTAGCGTATGTCGAGAAGGTTCTGGATGATCTGAAAATTGCTTTTCATAAAAAACTGGAAGCTCCCACAAATATCGCTGAGGAAGTAACGTCTGAGGCTGTCGAAAACGCAGAGGTCAAAACAGAACTTGCCAAAGCCGCGAATGATGATGGTTTCGAGGATGATATTCCCGATGAAACACCGCCTAAAAAGCCCGGTAAAAAGGGTTCAAAGCCTGCCGATGGCGAGCTTGATATTTATTAGGAGAGCATAATGGCAGACTTAAATCATGTAACAGTGGTCGGTCGCTTAACACGCGATGCCAGTCTCAAATTCACAACAAACGGAAAGGCGGTTTCCAAATTTACGTTAGCTGTAAATGAGAAACGTAAGGATGGCGATCACTGGAAAGATAGCGCGGATTTCTTTGATTTTGTTATATGGGGACAGCTTGCGGAATCTCTCCAGATGTACCTCAAGAAAGGAAAGCAAATCGGCGTTATCGGAAAATTGTCACAGGAACGCTGGACAGCAGAGGACGGACAGAACAGATCCAAAACTGTAGTAACAGTTCAATATGTCCAATTATTCGGCGGGGGCAATACCAATTCAGATAACGGAAATAAGTCCGAACAGGAATCATTCACAACAAATGATGACGGGTTCTCAGATGAAATTCCGTTGTAGGGAATAGTTATGCTCAGAAAATTATTATGCTGGCTAGGCTGTCATAAATACGGAAAGCCAATCAAAGCATTAATTGGCGGTGTTATCCGCCACTGCACAAATTGTAGCAGACAAGAATGGAGGAAAAAGTAAATGGAAACAATTAAAGTCCCGATTGGGAAAATAATATCAAGCATAGACCGCAAATACGGAGGCGAAGGAAATATCGAAACTCTTGCCCAAAGTATCAGCGAACATGGTCTTATACACCCGCTGTCGGTTAAAGAATGTGCTGATAAAAAAGGTTATTACAAAGTAATTGCCGGACGACGCAGATTCGCGGCAGTTCAATCTTTGGGCTGGAAATCTGTTCCTGTTCATGTGCATGATGAAAACACGAACGATGAATACATCGCTCTTGCCGAAAACGTGAACCGCGAAGATATGCACCCCCTTGATGAAGCGGAAGCGTTTAAGCGCAGACAGGATCAGGGAATGGACATCGAGGAAATCGCAAAGTATTACTCCCGAAGTACAAAAGGAATATTACAGCGCATCAGGCTTACAAGTCTCATTGACGGAATAAAGACAATGTTCCGGGATGGGAAACTTAATATTTCAGCCGCTGCGCTGATTGCGAGTTTGCCTGTAGAGGATCAGGAAAAGTTCCTTAAAAAATACAGCGATAAAACTGTCGATAAATGGGAAATCGGAAACTTCATGCGCTCTGTCCAGAAGCATACGATAAAACACATTGCGGATAAAAAATGCGCGAAGTGTAAGGAAAGAACATACAACACAACTCCCGGGCTTTTCGATGGTGAATTCAGCAGTCTTGAGGATATTTGTTTCAACGGCGAATGTTACGCGAAAAAATGGCAAGCCTTAATCGGAAAAATGATCGCAGAACAAACAGGCGAAACGGAAAATAATATAATCCTCAACAGAGGACTGCCGGAGTTCCTGTCGAAAAAAGAAAAAACATTAACAATCGGGGAAATCGAATACACCCTGCTTCCGAATAACGCACACAATTGGAAGGTAACAACCAAAAAAGGAAAATCAAAAACGGCATGGCTTGTGTCTTTGGATTGGTGCATGAACAGCGGAGCCGACAAAATCAAAGTAGAACGTGTTACGTTCGAGAAACAGGAACGGCAGGCTTCTTATACTTCCAGTTACCAGTCAAGATCGGAAGATCCAATTAAAGATTTCATGCTTGATCATATTTCCGGTATAAATGAAGAGGACAGAAAATACATTGCCGAACAATTAAAGAAAAAATATCACAGTTCATGGTCATTGCGGAATGAAGTAAAATCTTCGATTCTTAACAGCCTGATTATCGAACGGCTTAAAGAAGAACCGAATGAAGAAAGCCCCAATGATTCATCATTCTTTCATTTATTCTTTTTAAATGAAATATCCGGCGATGATGACAATGGGAATTATCAAGAAATTGATCCCGATTATCAGGAATACTTTACTGCCGCATTCGGCGAAAATGTGAAACCCACTGATATTCATGTCGGTCCCACTGTTGAAAAAGTGTTCAAGTTTATACTAGCAACTAACCTGCAAACAAACGAAATGCCTGACTTGAATGACAGCGAAGATGAATGGCAAAGAGCGGAAGCCTCCATGTTCTGGAAGTTTATGCAGATGTCGCGGGAGTTCTACACAGAACTTTATAAAACAACTCTTGATGTGATTGTATCAAAAGTAATTCAAGCAACACCTGAAAGCGAAACATCCGAAACGTTAGACGAAAACGACAGCGAAGATGATACTGACATCGCGGATGATTTCAGTGATGAGGATCATGGGGATGAATAAAACTTGTCAGGAAATCAAATGTAAAGATTACCTGACCGATGACGGAGAGCCGGCTTGGTGTGACTGGGCTGGCTGTCCCGCCATTGTAGCGGTTAAAAAATGCCCGAAGGTTATCATGCCAAAACCAGAACAGAAGGGGAATAAAAATGAAACTGACTGATGTAATCGGCAAAGAACAATTTATCTTTGATGATAAGACATATACCGATGATGATTTTCAGAAAATGAACGCGGAAGAATTGGCAACATTGAAAGCGAGAATAACAAATAAAATAACAAACATTTCAGACATCATTGCAGATAACAAAGAAACCGAATCAAAAGACTGGTTAAAGCGCAGAAAATTTGTTATGTCGCTGTACAACAAAATTATTCCGTATATAAACAGCCACTTGAAAAAATTTGAAAGAAACATCGGCGATTGTTTTATGAATCAAGCAAGAATAATTCTCCCTGCTGATGAATACGAAATGATTTTAAGCAATGCCGGCAGGGAGTTCAGGCAAGGTCGGGAGGGGAAAAATGCAAATTTGTAGAAAAAACAGGGGGGCAAACCCTTGAAAAATTTACCAAAAAACCTACCTGTAGGTAGCGGAGCAAAGCGTAAAATCAAAAAAGGTAATTCTACCCAAATTGAAAAAAAGACACGCTCCACAGCCCGTTATTACGAAGTCAAAATTCGCCTTTCTACTGAGGATTATGCCCGGGGGCTGCCTTATTTTGACGAGCTAAAATATCTCCCGAAGTTCCTGCTTGATGCGTATTCGGAAAAAGTAAACCGCGCGGAAGCGAATAACAAATCGGCGCGGTTGCGTATGCTCATGGGGAATATTGAACTACTTGAATCTGTTTTGCAGGAAATGGCGAGGCTGGGCAAGCTGTCGTTTCTTTTAAAACAGGAAGGGGGAAACAGTGGGCAGACCAGAGAGGCATGATGTGGACTATTTTCCATTTTTCGCAAAGCGAGGAAGAACATTAAATATCCTTGAAAGTAAATTCGGGCTTGAAGGGATCGGTTTCTTTACAAACCTGTTGCGGTTTTTAGCCCTCACACCTGATCACTATTACTGTATAAAAGAGGAAGATGACAGGCTTAATTTTTTTGCAGAAATAGGAATGAGTGATGAGAACAGGGGTATTGAAATAATTGAAACAATGATTAAAACAGGGAAACTTGACAAAGCGTTATGGGAAAATCATAAGGTGCTGGCAAGTAAGGCGTTTCTCGAATCATTAAAAGAAGCATACAAAAGGCGGAGCAATGATATATTAACAATCGAGGCGATAACAGCCATGTATGAAAGCGGAAACATAAACCCTGTTTCTGATGACAAAAATCCTGATAATGCAGACACAAATCCGCAAAGTAAAGAAAAGAAAAGTAAAGCAAAGAAAAGTAAATCTGAAAGCGAAACAGAAACACCCAAACAAAAAAGAAAGCCGCTTCGGGAACGTGAACCATTGAACGATATGGAGCGTGTAGAAAAAAAATATCTTATGAATTGGGATGTTCTCTACAATCAGCGCAAAGTACAAACGGCTGATCCTGTTGTGAGCTGGAATCAAACAAGGGCGCTTCTTAAAACACATCTTGATAAACTCAGCGCGGAACAGATTATTCAGGCAATCGACAACGGCATGGATGATGATTTCGTTATGAACGCTGCTTATTCATTAAGCATCATGTTATCCGCTTCGGTGTTAAATCGCTTAATTAACGCAAGAAAAGCACCGCCGAAATTGACAGGGAAAGAATCGCTGTCTGATTTGACAACAGTATTTTAATAAGGAGTTTATATGTCGGAAATAAAAGCGAAAACGGTAGGCGAAATAATAGGACACCCGATACAGGAAGAAAAAGAATATACCTGCGAAGAGCATGGCGTATACAGAGCAATACCGACAGTTTTATTTGGGAGAGAATTTGATGCGAATTGCCCTGAGTGTATGCGAATAGCGGAAGAGGAAAAAGAGGAAGAGGATGCAAAGCGAGAAGAAACACTGAGAAAATCCAGAGAGGAAGAAAAGCGCCGCGAGTATGAAGAATACTTGACAGAAATGAATATCGGTAAAAAGTTCTGGAATGAATCATTTGAAACATTCGATGCTTATACTCCTACATTAAAAAGGTTCAAAGATGTTTGTTTAGCGTTCGCTAACGACCCGCAGGGGCGAATGTTGCTTATGATAGGCAAGAACGGAAATGGAAAAAATCACTTGGCAACTTCTATTCTGAAAAAAACAGGAGGGAATATTTATTCTGTATTTGAAATTGAATTGATGCTGAAAGAATGTTATTCCGGGAAAACTGGAGAGCCTGAGCTGTACCGCAGACTTTGCACAATACCAGTATTGATAATAAATGAAATCGGCAGACACAAGGTCGGCGAATGGGAAACAAACTTCTTGTCATACATCGTAAATAAGCGATACGAAAATCTAATGCCTACGGTACTTATCACAAACGCACACTTAAAAGATTCGTGTCCGAATAAAGAGAAAGGATGCCCTGATTGTTTTCAAAATCTTATGGGGAATGATGTTTTAAGTCGCATTGTAGAGAACGGCGAAATAATGCTTTTCAATGAACCTGATTACAGATACAAGAAAAGAGAAATGAGGCAGAAAAAATGAAGAAAAAATACAACATAGTTGATATGTTCTGCGGTGCTGGCGGGGAAAGCACAGGGATTATGCAGGCAGCATTTGAGAAAGATATGAATGTCAATTTATTTGCGATAAACCATTGGGAACGTGCGATAGAAACCCATGCCGCTAATCACCCCGGAGCAAATCATTTATGCGAATCGGTAGAACATATTGATCCTACAAAAATAATCCGTAAGGGAAAACTTGATCTTTTATGGGCATCGCCTGAATGCACACATCACAGTAACGCCCGCGGCGGTAGACCGCGAAGCGAACAGAGCCGCGCATCAGCATGGGTGATAATAGACTGGCTGACAAAAATAAATGTAGAGCGCGTCATCATCGAGAACGTGAAAGAGTTTATAACATGGGGACCGTTAAATCAGGAAGGGAAACCAATAAAGAAATTTAAAGGTCAGTATTTCCGCGCTTTTATTTCAGCAATGGAAGCATTGAATTATACAGTTGATTGGCAAATACTCAATTGCGCTGATTACGGAGATCCCACTACACGCCGCAGATTATTTATTCAGGCTGTTAAGGGAAAGAAGTTAATTGTATGGCCTGAAATTACACACATGAATGGCGCAGGCAATGAATTCATAAAACCATGGATACCAGCCAGGGATATTATCGACTGGAATATCGCGGGAAGGTCAATCTTTGATCGCAGTAAGCCACTTGCTGAGGCAACATTAAAACGTATAGCTTCCGGCATTGAAAAATATTGGGGAGAATATGCAAAACCATTTTTAGCAATTCTTCATGGTACAAGTACAGTTAAAAGCATAGATGAACCTTTATCTGCGATATTAAGCGGAGGCGGACATCACGCGCTTATCGAGCCTGTTCCTTTAATAATGGGACATCAAACAGGAGCAAAACCGCGCCCTATAAATATGCCTACTCATGCCATATTAGCGCAGGGAAGAATAAATTTAATTCAGCCGTTTATATCATGTTATCACGGCGGTACTGATTCAAATAACAGGAACAATTCGATTGAAGAGCCGCTGCCGACACAGGACACATCAAATCGTTATGCGGTAGTAGAGCCTTTTATTTTACCGAATGAAGGTTACTTCCGGGGAAACAAAGCGCGTTCGTTAGATGATCCTCTGAATACAGTAACTTCCCGCGGAGCTGGTGCGATAATTGAACCGCTGTTAGTTGACTATCACGGAACAGGAAAGGCAGAGCCGACAGATAAACCGATTAAAACAATTGAAACAAGAGACAGATTCGGGTTGTTGTCGCCTTTCGTTTTCAATATCGGGCAAAACTCGGCGAAGGACAGAGCAAAATCAATAGATGAACCATTAACGACTATTGTAACCAAAGCGGAGCATTGCCTTGTACAGCCCGGTATGTATTTGGACATTAGATTCAGAATGTTGAAAAATGATGAATTAAAAAAGGCGCAAGGGTTTCCAGAAAGTTACAAAATTACAGGTAACACAACCGAACAAACAAAACAAATCGGCAACGCTGTTCCTGTCAATACTGCGAAAGCATTAACAAAGGCGGTATTAAGCGCATGAAAGTAAATTTTCTTAAACCGAAGTTTCAGCTTCCGCGGTATTTGAAACATGATATTTGCGATTGTATATATCATAACCGCATCGGACATCTGGGAATTGGTTTTTATGTGCATTTTGATGTTATGCGAAAAGATAAGGGCTTCTATGCTGGGTACGTTGATACTTGGATAGGCAGTCAGACGAAAAGATTAAACACTCGGCGGAAACATTATATAGCGCGGGTAGTATAGGAGTAATATTATGGCAAGAGTCGGTTATAACGTATGTGATAAGTGCGGTAAAAAACTTAATGTAAATACTTTATGGTTAGCAACAAAACCATATAGGATACGGATGGCGTTCAAAACTATATTTGGTTTTACTGATCGTGAATATGATTTTGAACTGTGCGATGAATGTGGAATCGAAGTAAAGAATTATATCAAAGCATGGCCAAAGAAGGTACAAAATGAACAAAACAAAAATTGATTGGGCTGATAGAACATGGAATCCTGTCACTGGTTGTAAGTTTGGCTGTCCTTATTGTTACGCGAAAAAACACGCGCAACGATTCGCTGGCGGTGGTTACGGAAAAAGGAATGCAATGTTCATTGACAAATATAAAGATGATGCTTTTCTACCGCCTTATGTATTAGATGAACCGCAATTAGCAAAAACAAAAATAGGATGGTATCGTGAAGCTCCTTATCCGTTCGGATTTGAACCCACATTACACCGTTACCGCTTAAAAGAACCGGCACAAGAAAAAAAACCTCAGAATATATTTGTATGCTCTATGGCGGATTTGTTTGGGGATTGGGTTCCTGATGAATGGATTAAAAAAGTTTTAAAAGTATGTGAAAAAGCGCCTCAACACAGATATTTATTTCTTACAAAGAACCCCAAAAAATATAAAGAAATTATAGAAAAATGGAAATATACAATGCCGGATAATTTTTGGTTTGGATCATCTGTTTCAAACAGAAAAATGCCTGCTTTATGGACAAACCGTTTTAATACTTTTTTAAGTATAGAACCATTACAAGACAGTTGGGAGTGTAATAGTTATGACTACCCCCAATTTGAACCATTACGCTGGGTTATTATCGGTGCAGAAACAGGCAACCGCAAAGAAAAGATAATACCCAAAAGAGAATGGATAGAAAAGATAGTGTTTCAATGTCACAAAATATCAATACCAGTCTTTATGAAAAATAACTTACAGAAAATTTGGGGAGAACCGCTTATACAAGAATATCCATGGGGGAATAAATGAAACCATTTGCAGAAAGATTATATGCAGAAATAAGCAGGCAAGAATTGACGATAGATAAACTTGCAAAAAAATCAGGCGTATCTACATGGACAATATTGTCATGGATGAAAGATGGGAAAACGCCTAGGGTAGACAACGCTGTCGCGGTCGCAATGGTTTTAAATACTACTTGTGAATATTTAGTTACAGGGGAAGATTCAAAATTATGAAAACTGAAAATCAAATAATAACTTACAAATGTCCGTGGTGTACTGCGGTTAATACCAAAGAAAGATGCGCTGTTTGCGGTCGTAATAACAGTATCGAATATAAGAAACAGTGTGATGAATTGTTAAATAAACAAATGGAGGAAGCCAAATTGAAAAACAAAGAAGTTACAAGAGTTGAATGGGAACAGAAAAACACCTTTGACGTGCCGCGCTGCTGTAATAATTGCAGGTTCTATCATCATAAAGATGATGAATTGGTAGAAGCTGATGACGTAACCGATAATGAAAAAACATTTTGCCGCGCCATGCGCGATGATGATGTGAAAAATTATTATCTGGAAGATGATGAAGAATTCAATAAGGTCTGCGAAAAATGGATGACCGAAGGTTTAAGATAATGGACATTGAGAAATTAACTCATGATGACCTTATAAATATTGGCAGAAACTGGTTATTGAAATCATTTTGTAATGGTTCAAAGGAATATGGTCATTCTCCATGTTCTGTTGTTTTAACAGAATTGTATGCAAATACAAAATACGGTGAACAGCCTGATATTTTAGGATTTAACAGTAATTGTAGAAGTAGATCAATTCTAATCGAATGTAAAGTATCAAGATCAGATTTTTATGCAGATCAAAAAAAGCCTTTTAGACATGAAGTATTAACCGAAGGTATAGGATCGCAGAGATGGTATCTTGCTCCTGAAGGTATTATTCCAAAAGACAAGGTTCCAGAGAAATGGGGATTGTTAGAAGTTACACAAAATAAAAAAGTAAAGGTTATAAAATATCCAATAATACAGAAACGAGATTATGAAAGCGAAATAAATATGATTATTTCAACAGTAAGGCGACTTAACATATTGCCTGATGATCACATTGCTATAAGCAAATATATACCGTTGACTGAAAACTCAAAAAAGAAAGCGACTTTTTATATCGAGGAGGAAAATTAAATGTTGTGTCCCTACGCGGAATTTATAATGGACGGCAATTATGTTTGCCGGCTTGACGGCAGCCCGTGTTGGGATGAATACGGCGAAGATTGCGAACAAAACTTTGAGGAGGGGGAAGATTATGAGGAAGATTAAAAAGAAAATTAGGATGGATCTGATTTACAAAATAAACGAAGTGATCAGAAACGACAACGGATTTATAAAAATCATTGCGTGTATGTTCGGCGCTTCCTTATTTTGTATTTTACTTATTTTTATTTTCGGGGGATGAATATGAATGAAACAATTAAAGAATTATTAAAACCGCCTTTTGTAAGATCAAGAGGAAAAACGGACGGCGTTGATGTTTGTATGAAAAAATCACATAAGCACAGAGGAAACAGGAAAGTTCCTGTTAGGTTATTTAACATCGTCAGGGATAATCTATGCTGGTTATTTTGGGATAATGACGGAGCGAAAATCTATAATGAAATAATCGACTGGGTTGTAAATGCGCTGAATGAAAAATATATCCGTGATTTTGGTGTTATAGAGAAACATGAATGTGATAATTGCGAGTATTGGGATGCTGAAAAATTATCATGTAATGATAAATACACTAATCCATGTCCGACAACAGTAACCAAAAGATGGCAAGGAAACGGATCAGAAACGATGGGTTATTACATTACTTGCCCTAAGTGTAATGAAGAACCGCCCGGAAATTGGGACAGAGAAGAATTCTCTGATGATGATTTTCCGAATTACTGCCCGAATTGCGGAACAAAGTTATTGCCTCCAGAGGAGAAATAAGATGAGAGTATTTTATGAAGATGTGATGAGTTCATTGGGATTACGCAGATGTATAACGCCGTGTCCATTTGACAATAGTCTTATGCCGAATATGGTTGGTTCTTATGTATGTCATACAAAGTGTTTTTATTTCAGAAATCAGGATAATGAACTTAAAATTGTTGAATGTAGCAGAGATATACCGGAAGGGATTATCAAAATTGATACGACTGCTGCTAAAATACTCGGCTTCACATCTGATGCGTTTAATCCTGCTTCTTATTTATGGCGAGTAAAAAACATAATCGTAATTAGCATGATGATTTCAAATAAGAAAGGAGAGTTTTGTAAACTTATGCAGAGAATACAGGAATGTGGATTTGATTTTCAGATACCGACACCTAGCGCAAGAATGAAACAGATAGGAGAAAAACAGGGCTGGCATTTTTATCAAATTGAAAGTAAAGAGTTTGGCGGTATTGATGTATTAACAAACATCGAGGAGAAAAAATATGTCAAATTATGAAAGGATTAAGCAAATGAGCATTGAAGAAATGCACGAGTTTCTGATTGAGCTAAACTACAGAAGAACGATAGGAAAAATGCCTATTCCTTTACCAGAAAGAGAGGGCTTGTCATATAACGATGAAATATTACTTTGGCTTAAACAAGAACAATGACGGTACAGGACATCATTCATATATCAGCAGGGAAATTCAATGCTGTTCACAAATCGGTAGGCGTGTTATTACATGACACCGGATTTATGCGATATAAGAAACTTACCGCTGATAATTATGACTATTGGTATTACGAAGTAAGCGACATTAAAAAAGATAAACCGAATAAAAATAATTTTACATACGATTGGACAGATATGGAATTGACGCGGAAGTTTGATTTTCTTTTATCGCTTACGAAATACCACAGCGAAGAGACAAACATTCATAAAATAATAAATAACGCATTGAATATTTTGGCTGCTGGAAATGACGGAAGGAACATGATCACAGGAAGATTATGTTATGACGAAGTGTTTGATATGTATTACGGAAAACACAAGCCGAAAGTCTCTCAGCTTGAATTATTTGGGGGTATAAATTGCTGATAATCTGTACCGGTCCCGGAACATTCAAAGGGGATAAATTAAAAACAGGCTTTCAGTATGAAGTTTTAGAATACGAAACGCCTACAGAAAAACAAAACAGATTGTTTCATTCTTTGCTTCAAGAATATTGGGCGAGCGGCGCACACAGTTACAACGCAAAGAACTTTCCGCAATTTAAGAAGCTGATAAAAAGAGATTTGGGAACTTATAAAAATAAATCATGGGCAAAATATTCAAAGAAGGAACGGCAAGAAACTATTTACAGATTGATAAGTACAATGTTACAAAGCGAAATATACTGTAAGAGAGAACTGTACAGTAGGAAATTTGATGAAATATTAAAAAGTTTGTCCGATCGGTCGGACAAAAAAGCACATAACGGAATATAAACAATCACATCGGAAACTACGGAAAATAGATTTTATTTGACAAATAATATTCACGTCTTTATACTCCCAAATTGAGGGAGACTTTTATGAACACTAATCTCACAAACAGGCACGGGGAGAACCCCGCTGCCGCAAACGGACAGCAGAGAAAATTTAATGAACCTGCTGTAATCACACGCCTGAAAAACCATTTCAAAGACAGACCTTCTTGGTACTACTCCATGTCTATCGCCGCGACATGGGCGGGAGTAGGATCATTAATGGTCGGTATTCAAATGGCGCAGAACTTCGGAATCATTCCGTTTCTGATATGGGCTTTCGGGAACACTATGGCATGTATAGTGTTCGGAATATTCGCGCCGATGATTCCAAAAGTACGCGAGGTTTTCAGAAGCAAACCTATGCAATACGTTGTCGGTTTAATGTGCGTGTTTCAAGTGTGGCTGAACTTAAACGGCATACACATGATATTCAAAGACACGCCGATGACCGGAACATTCGGGCTTGCGCTTGCCTATTTAACAGCAGCGTTCTTCATATTCCTGTTGTTTAAAAACGGAATGATACGAAGCATCTTTACTGATAACGCGAGCTGGGCTGTTGTATACGGTGTCGCCTTACTGCTGACAATCGGCGCGATTATTCATTCGCAAGGCAACATGAATGTTTTATCATTTGGAATGGAGCCTGCCAGTATAAAAAACGGACTGCGCTTGTGCATCCTACTCATACCCGGACCGTTCCTCTATCCGTATTTCTTCAAAATCTTAGACTACAATGACAATAACGACATGGGCGCAAAGAAAATAAATATCCGCAGAGCATTCATAATCGGCGGTTTATTATTCGGCGCGTATTTGACATTTACATTTCTTCTTGCCTGGACAAACTTCAATCCTGTATTAAACATAATTAAAGCGTTCCTGATTTTTATAATCGCGACATCGACAGTATCGTCATTCCTATACAGCATTTACATTACGTTCGGGCGCAAACTCGGGCTTTTCGTGAACATCACCCTTGTAGGATTATGGCAGCTTTTAATTCCGATGGGCGTTCTCGGCGTGTGGACTTTAATGGCTTCTATCCGAATATACATCGTTATCGGCGCAATTCTTTTCGCAATCGCATGGCATTTAATTTCTAAGCGAAAGAAAAAAGGAGCTGCAGATGCGTAAAGAGAAAAAAGAAGTATCAATCGCGGTATTAAAAACGCCAGAGAAAAACACAAGAATACATCCTGAAAAGCAAATCATGGAAATGCGCCGCTCCTTAAAGAAATGGGGGCAGTATAAAAACATCGTCATTGACGAAAACAATCTTGTTTTAGCTGGAAACGGATTAGTAGAGGCGATGCGCGCGGAAGGAATGAAGAAAGCATACGCATTTATTCTTTATGATTTATCGGAAAACGAAAAGAAAAAGCTGATGATGGCTGACAACAAAACGGCAGGCTTGGGAATTGACAACTTAAATAACATTCAGGAAATCATCGGGGAACTTGACGGCGATTTCGATATACCCGGATTTGATGATGACGTTTTGAAATCAATAAATGCCGCGTCAGACCAAATATCGGCAGCATTAGATGATTACGGGAAAGCCTCAGATAATAACATCGCGGAAATTGATTCTCATGTCGATGTAAACGCCGAAACATCGGAGAATGAAACAGACGGCGTGGATCTTCCTGTAACGGATAATGAAACATTCGAGGGGAAAGCCCCTTACACCTGCCCGAAATGCGGTGCTGAAATATGGTTGTAAAGCGCGAAGGTTCAAGAACTGTTTTAGAAGCTGCCCGGAAAAGAATATTAAACGCATTTTCAAACGGAAAGAAAGTTTATGTTTCATTTTCGGGCGGAAAAGATTCGTTATGCCTCTTGGATTTGACATTAAGCCTTGCGCAAGAAGGGAAAATAGATCCAAAACAAATGATTGTCGAGTTCATTGACGAGGAAGCGATATTCGATTGCATAGAAGATTCAGTAATGCGCTGGCGAAAAAAGGTATTGTTAATGGGAGCGCAATTCAACTGGTTCTGTTTGGAAGTCAGGCATTTTTCATGTTTCAATTTACTCGAACAGGATGAAAACTTCATTTGCTGGGACAGCACGAGAAAAGAAACATGGGTAAGGAAGCCCCCGCCGTTCGCAATAACAAAACACCCCTGCATGAAGGACAGGACAAACACGTATCAGGATTTCTTAATGAAGCATAATTCAGACGGAATATGCATCACTGGCGTTCGCATGGCTGAATCGTTACAACGCTCAAAATACATGGCATATTCATTCTCGGCGAATACAGGATTAGCGCGCGGAAATATGGTTTGGGCAATTTACGATTGGAAAGATACTGATGTATGGCGGTATTTGCACGAAAAACAAATAACAATCCCGGATATATACCTTTTTTTATACCAATCGGGAAGCTCATTGAAAAATCTGCGCGTGTCTCAATTCTTTTCAGTGGACACCGCAAAATCCCTTGTAAAGATGAACGAATATTACCCGGCGCTTATGGACAGAATAATCAAAAGAGAACCGAACGCGTATCTTGCGGCATTATATTGGGACAGCGAAATGTTCCGCCATTCTTCTAAAAAGCGCAGGGAACTTGAGGATAAAAAAGACTACAAGGCTGCCGTATACAAATTATTAAGCGATCCGATAAAAAACTTCCAAACAAAAGGCGGATTAACGAACGCACAGCGGATAATTCAAATGCTAATTAAATACGGACCGATTATTCAGGAAAGGGTGTATAAAACGGTTTACGATTGTCTTGTAGGGGGAGATCCAAAACAAAGAACCTTACGGGCTATTATATCGACAATAAATATGCACTATTCGCAGGAAAACAATAATACCACAAGAGGAAAAAAGCATGGAAAATAAAATAACAGCACCGCTTTCAACGCTCCAATGGGTAGATAGAGACAAATTAAAACCGAATGATTATAACCCGAATAAGGTTTCAAGGGAAAACTTGGATTTATTAACGCGCTCTATTTTATCGAACGGCTGGACATTGCCAATAGTAGTAAGACCAGACTTCACAATTATTGACGGCTTTCATCGCTGGACTGTTGCGGGGGAAGAACCCTTAAAAAAGATGTTGAAAAATAAAGTCCCTATCGTAATAGTAAGGCATGAAAACCAATCAGGCGATATTTACGGAACTGTAACCCACAACAGAGCAAGAGGAACGCATCTTTTAGAGCCGATGAAAAACATCGTAAAAAGACTACTCGAACAGGGAAAAACCATAAAAGAGATTGGTAAGGAATTGGGTATGAGACCAGAAGAGATTTTCCGCCTCTCTGATATATCGAAGGAACAGTTCCTACAGCTCATGGCTTCACGTTCTGACGGTTATTCCAAAGAACTTTACATGCGCAGGGTTTGATGATATTATGAAACCCTACTGGCAGTCAGGAAAGTAGAGACATGGTGCAACAATACCGGGAGTTTATCTCTGCGGCGGTAACTGCCCTTAAGGATACTGACTGCTGATTTCTTTTCTTGCATATATGCGTTATATCTGTATATACTCAAATAAATAATTCTATCGCAGCGAAAAAATTCGTAGGTACTTTCAGGCGTGAAATAGTGTGGGTGGCTTTTGACCCCAAAGCATTTCTAGCCATGAAATAAAATTTGGGCTGTTGCACAGGTAGTGGAATTACATGGGAATAAAGAAAGAACCGCAGAAAACCACAAAAAAAACCACACAAAAAAAATCTCCTGCGAAAAAATCCCCTGTTAAAAAAGAACCTGCGAAAACTGAATGCGCAGCGCCAAAACTTTCTGGAAATCTTGTGACGATTGCCGAATTGTCAAAGCGTACAGGCGTGGGAATTAGGATGCTGAGACATCATCAACAGCAGGGAATAATTGAGCCGGAAGTAGTAAGCAAGGGAAAGGAAAGCCTTTATAATTTTGCGAATTGCCTTGCAAAACTTTTCGCGCATTACAGGGATTTAGTAAATAATAAATCCAGCGGTTCAAGAGAATTGAACGATGAAAAGCTCAGACAGATTACAGCAAAAAGAACTTTGGAAGAAATTAAAGTTCAAAGAATACGCGGAGAGTTACATCACACAGAAGATATACAAAGAATAATAGGGGCAATGTTCAGCAGAACGCGCTCAGGTTTTGATTCATTGCCATTGGGCATTGCGCCGTCATTGGTTAATATGTCGGATGCTGTAAAGATTGCAGAGAAGATTAGGATTAGGAAAGATAAGATACTGCATGAAATTACAACATTTGATTTTGATACTTTTATGAAAACAGAAGCAAGTTATGTATCGCAGTTAATAACAGAGGATGAGGAAGATGCTGAACAGGATTGATGAATTGAAAAATACTTATCAGCTCCTCTCTACTCTATTTCAATTGATGAAGCCGCCGCCTGATATAAAAGTATGGGAATGGGCAGAACAGAAAAGAGTTTTATCATTAGAGGAATCATCATCACCGGGACCTTGGGAAAATGAACAAACTCCTTATCTTGTGGAAATCATGGATGATATGACAAACCCTGATATTCACGAGATTGTTTTTTTAGCGGCGCGGCAAATGGGTAAGTCAACAGTGTTTTTAAATTACTTGGGATTTCTAATTGATGTAAGTCCCAGACCAATTATTGTTGTGCAACCAACAGGAGACTTAGCAGAAAAATTTAGTCAGACGCGCGTATCAAATATGTTTAGAGATACGCCGTGCTTAAAACAATTAGTACCAGATGACAAGTCGCGGGATTCATCAAATAAAATATTATACAAAGAAGGTAACGGCTGGTTCTTAATCCTGACGGGAGCGAATAGTACGGCTGGAATTATATCAATGCCGATACCAGTAATTTATTTTGACGAAATAGATCAATACCCGAAAGACTTATCGCGGCAGGGCGATGTTATTTCTATTGCAAAGAAAATGCAAACAAACTTTCCGAATTGGTTAAGCGTATACACATCGACACCGACAATCGAGGGCGCAAGTAGAATACAGGATTTATTAGACAAGTCACAGAATAAAAGATATTCGCACAAATGCCCTTCATGTAGTAAATGGAGCCAATTCGGTTTAAGAGGGGAAGAAAACCCTGATTATAATAAAAGAGTATGGCAAACCAAACTTGACTTTGAAACATTAAAAATGATTTGTCCGCATTGTCTTAAAGCATTTACAAAAGAAGAATGGCTGGAAGGGGGCGGGAAATATATTGCGCAAAATCCTGAAAGCAAAGTCGCGGGCTATCATGTAAATGTATTTGATCACCGGACTAGAACATGGGAAGATATTAGAGATGAATTCATCGAAGCGAATAACGCGGCAAAGAGAGGCGATTATACTCTACTTATAACATTTGTTAATTCGTGCCTTGCAGAAACATGGCAAGAACGCGGTGAGGTTATAGAATCCCATGCGTTTGAAGGTCGGCGCGAAGTTTATAATGCGCAGTTACCTGACGGCGTGTGCGTTCTAACAATGGGTTTAGATGTGCAGGATAATAGATTCGCTTATGAGATTATCGGCTGGGGTGTCGGTTACGAATCATGGGGTATAGAATACGGAGAAATATTCGGCGATACAAGATTGGCAGAGCCGTGGAATCGCATTGATGATTTACTTGTGCGCACATGGTCGTATGGAAATGGAAAGCGTATAAAAATAAGCCGTGTTGCTGTCGATACTGGCGGACATTCGACAACACAGGCATATAATTATTGCAGGGCAAGGCAGTCGCGCGGTGTATATCCGATTAAAGGTCAAGGCGGTAGTAAGATTCCGCTGACACGACCAGCGAAGAGCGCGAAAGAAAAAGGTTTATTTATTCTCGGTGTTGACAGCATTAAAACAGAAATCATGACATGGTTAAAAGTAATAGAGCCCGGAAACGGATACTGCCACTTTCCAAAAGACAAAGATGACATTTCAATAAATGGGTATGATGCTATATACTTTGATATGTTGACAGCAGAAAAAAGAATACTGGTGAGAGATAAGAAAAAAGGTTATACACATTACGAATGGCATTTGATAAAAGGGAAACGGAACGAAAGTTTTGACTGCCGCGTATACGCAAGGGCAGCGTTAAGGATAATGTCTGCGAAAGATGATATAATGCTGATGAGAATACATAAGACTGAGCCTTGGCTTATTACATCGCCGGCAGTATCGAACGGTAAACTTGAGAACATTGTAATTAGAGAGGGAACGAGTAAAACTAAAACAAGCAAAAACAAACGCGCCCGGGAACAGGGCGTAAACTTATAGGCGCATTTGGGAGGATGCATGGAATTATCTGATGAGGAATTGGAAGAAATCAGAATAGCGGCAAGGGGTGTAGAATTCGGCAGTGTAACTATAAATATTTCGGCAACATCAGACAGCTTTGAGCTTAACGTACAGCATAGGATAAGGCGTGTGCGAATACCCGAAGTTAAAAGAATCCCGAAAAAAGTAAAAGTCAGAAAAAAGGCTTGACATTAATGGGTAAAATTATAATATAATCAGAATAACAATATATTCGGCCTACCGAACATGCGGAAGCCCGTAGCGACAGTTAGAGAATTATTCTCTGCCTGTCTCTGCGGGCTTTTTTTATTTGTCCGAAAAACATGGAGAGGGGAATGTCCAGAAAGGATAGGTTAAATAGTGCCAAAGCCGAACTCGAACAGATCAATAAGGCAATAAATACAATTCTCGGCGGTGCGCAATCTTACACAATGGGCAGTCGCAGTTTAACAAGAGCAAATTTGGAAACGCTGTATAAGCGTAAAGATAAACTCGAGGATTTAATCGCCGCTCTTTCCGGGGGCAGCGGAAGATTTAGACGAGTAGTACCAATTTAGGGGAAGGTGTGAATACAGTAATTCTTGATCAATACGGTAAACCAATCTCAAGGATAAATAACAGACACCTTGCATCTGGTTATTCACACTCCGCTGCTTCATTGACAAAACCTGTTTATAAAGGCTGGGATTGGCAAGGCGGATCTCCCGATGATGATATTGTCGCTAACCTTCCCATTATCCGACAGCGCTCAAGACAGTTAACAATGGATGCGCCAGTTATTAAAGGTTTGTATAGAACTTTGGCAACCAATGTTGTAGGCGATGGTTTACGCCCTGAGCCGACACCCGATGCTGAATTCTTGGGAATGGATTTAGAAGCTGTAAAAAAATTCAAAGCAAATGTTATTCGATTGTGGGAAGCGTTCGCAGAATCTAAATCATGTGATGTAAGGCACAGAGATAATTTTTATGAACTTACAAGACTTGCATTTCGTTCACAGCAAGAATCAGGCGATGTATTTGTAACTATGCCGCGCATTGAAAGGCGTAATTCCATGTTCGCTCTTAATATACAAATTATCGAAGCGGATTGTTGCGCTGATCCTGACAATTATGATCGCAAGGGACATGAGGACAATGATATTTTCGGCGGTGTGGAAGTGTCGCCTTGGGGAAATGTTTTAGGTTATTGGTTCTATACTGGACATCCGCTTGCGAAAAGAAAAACGCGCACATACAGACATAACGGTAATGTATATCCGCGCTGGATGTTTATTCCCGCTTACGGCGAAGAAACAGGACTGCCGAATGTTTTACATATCATGGAATCGGAACGCCCGGGGCAGCGCCGCGGTATTCCGCTGGTTGCTCCTATTGTCGAATTAGCATTAACGCTTGACCGTTATATTAAAGCTGAGGCAATCGCCGCGCAGATACAGGCGATGTTCACTTTAGTAATTACTTCTGAAAATCCCGAAGGCATGGCTGGCGAAATGGAAGCGATGACAGGTGATGAAGGTCGGCGCGTAACAGATGATGACGACAGCTTGCTTGCTCTCGGAAATGGAATAGTACAGTATGCACGCCCGGGGGAAGAACCAAAAGCGATTCAGGCAACACGACCGACAACATCATTTGAACCTTTTATAAAAGCAAATCTGGAAATGTTAGGTCCCGCAGTAGGCGTACCTTACGAATTGTTATTACAGAGTTACAAAAGTTCTTTCAGCGCAAGTCAGGCAGCCATGAATAACGCCCGCAGTAATTTCAAAGTAGTACGCGCTGGTTTGGTTGGTGATTTTTGTCATCCTATCTGGCAGACGTTCATGGATGAATGTGTTATTCGCGGATGGATTGATGCGCCGGGATATTTTGACAATACCATTATGCGAAACGCATACACAAGAGCGAAATGGAATGGTCCGGGTATGCCTCAAATAGATTTAGGAAAGAGCGCGGGGAATTACGAAAAACTTGTATCTTTAGGATTTGCGACAGCGAGCGAAGCCACAAGCGAACTTACTGGCGGAAATTATTACGAGAATATTCAGGAAAGAGGAAGAGAGATCGCCGCTGCGAAAGATGCCGGCTTACCAGTAGCGGCAGCACAATCAATGACAAGTACAGCCGGAGCGATTGCCGGCGCGGAAACGACAAATCAAAGTACAGGGGGAACAGTTTAAATGGCAAAGGCAGTAAAAAAGTTTTACACGATAAAAAATATTCGTGCGGAAAACGGAACATCTATAGGTCGCTTAGATATTTATGGTGAAATTGCACCTATGGAATTTTGGGGTGATGAAGTTACACCCAAAGGACTTGTAGATGATTTGAATAAGCTCGGAAATATCAGCGAAATAGAATGTCATATTTTTTCTTATGGCGGTGATATGTTTGCAGGATTAGCAATTTATAACATACTTTACAGCCGGCCTGAAACTGTATCTATATACATCGAAGGTGTTGCCGCATCAGCCGCGGCGATTATCGCTTGCTCTGGCGACAAAGTATACATGAGAAAGTCAGATATGATTTATTACCACAATATGCTGTCTGATCCGGGCATGATCAATGAGCATGAAGCGCGTGATCTTGTGGAAGAATTTGAGAAACTCAAAGAAGCATATGTCGTTCCTTTTATGAACAAAAGCGGAAAAACTTGCGAAGAAATTATTGCGCTTCTTGATGGTAAAAATAAAAAAGGCACATGGCTTACAGCGGATGAAGCTATTGCTTTCGGATTATGTGACGCATATACACCTATAAACAAAATTCCATCACAGATGGCAGCTTGTATCAGCCCAGGAGTATTTAATTATCGCGGATATAAAATAGATTTTTCTGGTTATGACAAGGCAGCAGAGAAAACTGCCGGAATAATAAATTCGAGTGGAGGTAATCTTATGGCTTTTCCAAATCCTTTCAAAAAGAAAAATGGAAAACCGGCTGCCAAAAAAACAAATGTAAAGCCAAAAGCAGAAATTACATTTGTCGAAACGGTATGCCCGAGCTGCTCTGGCGCTGTAAATCTTAATCCCAATACAGGGGAAGTATTTGCAGGCGGCGCACAGCAGGTAGAATCAGGAACCGATCAGCAGAACGGTGACGCGCAGGGAGATACAACGCAGACAGTATTGGCAAGGCGAATGCCTGGCAATATAAAAACTGCACTGTTTTCAATTTGCTGTCCTCATTGTGGCGAAGATTATGTCTGGGACACAGATGTCAATGCTGACGGCGAAAGCGGAACGACAGCAAGCCCGTCAGTACCCATTGGCGGTAATCAACAGCCGGCACAGAAACCCGCAGAACAGCAGACCGAACCTGCTGCGGAAGCGGCGCAGGCTGCTTGCCCGAATTGCGGAGCGCAGGTCGATTACGACACTGAAACCGCAGAGACAGGTGTCGATGAAGCGACAGGCGCGGAAGGTTATCTGCTGACTTGTACGGGTTGCAATACGCAATTCATCGAGCCGAAAGAAGCGGCAGATCCAAACTCTGTTCCTGTCGGTGCATCTGCGAAAGAACAGAACGCTTACAAAGCAGGTGTTATGGCAGAACGCAATCGTCAGTCAGCGTTAGACGAAATGGCGCAGGCAGCGCCGGCATTATCAGCAATGATAACAGCGGCGAAAAAATCAGGAACATCAGCCGAAACCATGAGCCGTAATGTCATACGCGCAATGGCGCAGGGCAAGGGTGGAGTGGCGAACATCGGAACCGCGAAGTTTGCCGCGGCAATAGCAAGAGACGTGCAGGCAAGCGGAGTTAACACAATGAGAAAACCGAACCATGCCGCAGCGCCTCAGAGTGTAGGAGATGCGGCTTATGAAAGATTTGCCGCTGAATATAACAAAGGTAGAGGGGGAAAACAAGATGTCAAAGCGTAATTTATTTAATCCGCTTATAGCGCAATCGGAAACAGATGATCTTTATAACGGAACACTGATTTTCCGCAAAACACGGCCTGTTGATGTTAGCGCAAGCGGCACTACTGGAATTATTAAGCGCGGCAGTCCGCTGTACAGTTCTGACGGAAAGAATTACACCGTATGGCAACCCGGCAATGTTATTGTCGGTATTCTGTTATTCGACATTGATCTGTCAGAAACAGAGGAAGCGGAAAACGCGACCATGGGGCTTACTGGCGAATTCAACCAGAACAAAATCGAGGAAGCGCTTGGATCAGCACTTGATCCGGCTGCTATTCAAACCGCTTGGGGTAGGCAGATTCATATTGAACCTAGCTATGGATACCCTGATGCAGAAACATTCCCGTTGGGTAAATAAGGAGGAGCGAAATGGGAACACAGGGTACAAATACAACTACCAGTAACGGAGCGCAGAGAACGCAAATCGCACCTATCGAAACGATTCTTCCGAAATCACGTTTTTTCAGTTCATATTTTATGGGCGGTGTTAGCGAGCATCTTCCTTCCGCGGAAGTCGAATGGGATTATTTTACAAAAGCAAGTCCCTTGGCGCATTTTGTCGGTGACGGTTTAACCGTTCCCGCAACAGAACGCGGCACATTTAAAACAGCAAAGATCGAAACCCCGCGCTATCAGCATAGAAAAGTTCTCGGTCTTAAAGACATGAAAAACCGCTTGCCCGGCGAGCCGCACGGTTCAATGCCGGCTTCAATGTTTAAAACATTAGAAGAAAGAGCTGCGCGCCTGCGGTTTGAGGATGATGTCGAATGCGTGGAAGCTGTCGCAGATATGCGCGAGCTTGTTACTGCCAAATTTATAACCGAAGGTGTTGTGCAGGTTAAAGGTTACGGCGTTGATCGGGAAATTGACTACAATCTTCCGAACAGAATAGTTCTGCTTGGTTCTGATCAGGCAGCATTCGCCGCTGATCCTTTCACATTCCTTCGCACATGGATAAGCGCATTGAAACGTCTGGGATTCAGACCGACAGAAGCAATCATGTCACCGGAAATCTGGCGCTTCTTTGAAGCAAATGAAAAGTGGATTGCCCAGCTTAACAATCTCAGGATTGAAAAAGGTTCGATTGATCCTCTTGAAGAAATTGAGTATGGCGCACCCGCTTACATGGGACAGGCGCGTGATCCATTCTTGAAATTCTACACACAGGAAAGCGAGTATTACGACATCGAAACCAAAACGATGAAAAGGCATTTGCCCGAAGGTTCGTTAATACTCACGACACCCGAAGCAAGGCGCAATCGCTTTGTTTACGGATCGATTGATTATATGGAGAACGGTCAATTCAGATCAGTTTCTGGCGAGTTCATCAGAGAAGAATGGCACGATGACAGAGCGGCAACCAGTGAAATATTGGTTACATCAAGAGCCGTGCCGATTCCCGCAAATACAAATTCATGGCTTGTAGCCACTGTCATGTAAGGAGGCAATCAATGGCAGCGAAATATATGACGCGTTGTGTTGTTATGCGCAACGGAAAGCAGTATAAAAAAGGCACTTTCATCGAGGACTTGTCTGAAAAAGAAATCAAACAGGGGCTTGCTCAGAACTGGCTTACTCCTGTCGGCGAAGTCGATGACGAGGACGGCGAAGGTACAGAAACAGCGAAAGCCGTTAAAGCGAAAGCCAAAGGCGGGAAAAACAATCCGAAAAAGGACGATGACAAAACAAATACTACACCCGCAACAGATGTTACTCCCACAAGGGAAGAACTGATGGTAGAAGCGGCCGCGCTTGAAATTGCCGATTTAATTACAGATGAAATGCCTGTTGAAGAAATTCAGCAGATGATCGAAGAGGCGAAAGCGAAGTAATGGATTTTAGGGAAGCGCTTGCTAATGATATTGACAATGTATTTTTTAACACAGAGGAATTTGCAGAAACAGTTGATATTGACGGCAAGCCTGTCCCTATTATACTCGACAACGATGCGCTTCTTAAAATGCCGGAGTTATTTGCAATGGGATTAGTAGAGGGCGAACAATTCATTTTCATAAAAGAAAAAGATATGTACCGCCCTCCGCAGCCCGGCGATCAGATAACGAAAAATGATGAAGCTTGGTACGTCAGACACACCGTCAGCAATGAGGGTGTGTTTGCTATTAGGATCGGAAGGAGTCAAACATAATGGAACTGATTGACCGTTCGCCGCAGGGACTTATAGATGCCCTTTGCAAACGAATTGAAAAATTATTAACTCCTTCATTCTGGTATCCTGATGAGCGTAATGAAAATGAATATCGTACACCCACTGTTTACGCGCAGCTCTTACCTGTATCGCTTACATCATCACCTGAGAGGGATAAATCAAAAGACTATCCTATAGTTCAAGTTGCTTGCACTTCCGGCATTATTTCCGATTTTTCCGAAGTGTCTAACGGTTCAAATATAACAATTCAAATACATTTTGGCGGACATAGTAAAGACACTGACAATCAAGGCTGGCGCATACCGATGGCGATGCTATGGCGCACTTTACAAGATTTATTATCAAACACAATTTGCAATGGTTATCAGCTTGATACGCCTATTAAATGGTCTCCGTTAGGTAAAAACGAACCGCCTTATTATCACGCATTTATTGAAACGGTCTGGACGGGTTGCCCTCCGGCCTTGGAATTTCCCATTGAAGATAAGGTTCTTCATGGGATAGAAAATCAAAACTAATTTTATGGAGGTGCTATAATGGCATATTTTCATGGAGTACGGATCACAGAATCACCCACACCTTTGCAAGTTCCTGCAAGTGTAGATTCTGCGCTGCCTGTCGCGATTGGTGTCGCTCCGGTACATAGACTGGAAAATCCCGCGATTGCAGTTAACAATCCTACATTATTATTCAATTTCCCCGAAGGTGTAGCGGACATGGGTTATATGGACCCGCAACACTGGAAAAAATTCCCGTTGTCGATGATGATGTATTCGCAATTCCGAATTCATCTTGTTTCGCCGTTGGTTTTAATCAATGTGTGGAACCCGCTTAAAGATGCGCAAGATGTCGCTATACCTGAACTTGCTGTAATAAATGGCATTGCGACCATTGACGATCCTATGGCGATGATCTCCGCAGTAATCGTACACAGCGCGGCAGTCGGACAGCCTGATTACATAAGGGATAACGATTACAGTCTGCGTTATGACGGCGATAAGCTTCTCATTGTGATAAAACCGGAAGGCGCAATTCCTCCCGGCACGATAAAGTTAAGCGTAACATACAAACAGGCGACTGTTGACAATGTAACGAAAAATGACATTATCGGGGGCGTTGATCCTACGACAAACCAAAGAACAGGTATTGAACTTGTAGATGAAGTTTTCGCGGTTATGCGCAAAATACCCAGCTTCTTGCTTACACCGGGCTGGAGTCATATTCCCGAAGTCGCCTCTGTTCTTAGCGGTAAAGCGGAACATCTTGAAGGTCAATTCTCTTGTATCGCATTGGTAGATATGCCGACAAAAGGACAATATTCAAACTACCGCAATATTCCCAAATTTAAAAACGACAACAGTTATGTAAGTCCTTTTATGTTTGCGGATTGGCCGTGCGTAAAAATTGGCGATCAGGTTTTCTTGCCTTCTGTAAGATTGGCAGGTATGTATGGCGAAGTTGACGCGAAAAACGGCGGACTGCCTTATGAACAGGCTTCAAATAAAAATCTGTCGATGACCGATCTGTGTGATGAGGATGGAAATGTAATCCCAATGATGTCCATAACTCAGGCAAATTATTTGAACGAAAACGGCATCGGAACATTCATCAATATGGACGGCTGGCGCGCATGGGGAACTGAAACAACAGCATTCCCGGGCAATACCGACATAAAAGATTTTGAACGCGGTGTTCGTCGTATGTTCTCATTCACTCAGAATGTGGTCAACAGGACAATGTGGCAAAATGTTGATAAACCGATCCGCAAGCTGTTAATCGACACAGTTCTTTTAACAGGAAATGCGTATATCAATACTCTTGTATCACGTCAGGCAGTTATTGGCGGTCGTGTTGAATTCTTGCGGGAAGATAATCCAAATCAGGCGCTTATGGGTGGAACAATGCTGTTCCGCGTTTTCCTTACACCGCCGAACGCTGCGAAGGAACTCTGGTTTGATTTCAGCTATGACCCCAATTACCTTAACAGGTTATTCGGATAGGAGGGAAAAAATATGGGTATAGCAACAAAAAACAATGTTTTCAAATTGTATAACAGCGATACGCAGAACGCTCTTGACGGAGTTGTTACTGTTACATTGCCTAGCTTTGAATTGGCATCTGATGCGTTCAAAGGCGCGGGACTCGCTGGCGAAATCAATGTACCAGCTCCGGGTGTCATGAACGCAATGACAGCAGAAATTAGCTGCCCGAAAATTTACAGCGAAATTAAAAAGTTTCTTGAATTGGGCGGAACAAAGACACTTGATTTGCGCAATGAAATTGTAGTCCAAAATCCTGACACTCATTCGCAAGAAAAAAAGCCGGATCGTTGGGTTATTAAAGGTCCCGTAAGCGCGGCAAATCCCGGTTCTGTTGAACAGGCAGCGGCTGGCGATGCTGGATTTACAATGCAGGTTTATTATGTGCATCACTGGCTGGACGGCGAGGAAGTTCTTGAATGGGATCCGTTCAAGTACATATACAAAGTCAACGGCATAGATATGCTGGCTGAAACAAGACAGAATCTGCTTGTTTAATTCTGGAGGTATTAAATGTTCACAGGAACTGTAACAGTAAAATTATCTACACCCGCAAAATGGGAAGGTGAAGAAATTTCCTCACTGGTTTTAGATTTCGGGAAAGTTAACGGCGCGATGATTAACACTTGCGAACGGGAAACTTTTGGAGGCGGGAATATTTCAGGTATAAACCGCCCTACGTCGTCAGAATATTGCGCGCGCCTTGCCGCGGCTATTTCAGGAAAGCCTTTTAGACTTATCGAAAAAATGCCGTTCGGCGATTATGAAACGATTTGGCAAACCGTGTCAGCGTTCATAATGCACAGAAACCCGCAAGAATTTTATAACCAGTTTACAGAAGGTGACGAAGAAAAAAAGGATTTTACGAGTCCGGCAGCGACAGCAAAGCCGGAAGCGGAAAAACCCAAAGCGGAACCGAAGTAAATATATTTACTGATGTTGAAAATCCCTCTAAGTATCTTAGGGGGATTGCTATAGGGCTTTCGATGGTGCTTAACACTCCGATACCGTATTGGTTTGAAATACCGTTATCGGAGTTGTTTGCATATAACGATGATGTTGAAAAGGTTTTGAAGGAAGCGAATAAACCAAAACCGGGGAAATAAAATGGCAGGTGCAAAAAAAACTGTATGGGACTTGGCTCTCGAAATAACAGGACAGGATAAAGGCGCGAAGGCTGCGCTTGCCTCTATAAAAACGAACATTAAAGATGTTCAAAATGCCGGTAAACAACTCAGCAAAGATTTCAGCGCATTTACAACTAACGCATCAAAGTTAGCCCTTGGCGTTGTCGCTGGTGTCGCTGCCGCGGGCGCGGGTGTTATTACTATGGCGAATTCATTTGCCTCTGCCGGGGATCAGATTGCGAAAACTGCTGATTCCCTTGGCATGGCAATCGAAGGGTATCAGAAATTAAAATACGCCATGACTGACAGCGGACTGGAAGCCGCAGAATTTGACAGCGCAATTCAAAAAATGACGAACACGATAAATCAAGGCGCTGCTGGAAACGAAGCGGCACAGAAACAATTAGAAAATATAGGGCTTAGCGCATCGAAGCTGGCATCCATGCGCCCGGAAGAGGCGTTCGAGAGAATCGCCGATTATATGCAAACGCTGCCTGATGACGCATCAAGAGCGAATGCGGCAATTGTACTTTTTGGAAAAACAGCGGGACCGCGTATGGCAGCGGCAATGAAAAAAGGAAGCGCCGGCATACAGGCATTAGGAGCTGAGGCTGAAAGTCTTGGCATTATTTTTTCTGAAAGCCAGGCAAGAGCGGCTGAGGAATATGGAAATCAAATGAACCGCTTAAAATCCTCAGTGACTGGAATGAAAAATCAATTTATAGGCGGTGCAATAGGACCGTTAACGCAGGCTTTCGCAACACTCCGCGGAGCGATACAGGAACAGATGCCTGTTATACAGGAATTAGGCGCGAAGTTTGGTCAATGGTTAGGTGACATGATTGCACGATTGCCGGAAGTAATCGCAAAAATAAAAGAAGTCGCAACAAATGTTTGGGATAATATAACGAAGGTCAAGGATTTTGTAGGCGGTTGGAAAAATCTTGCTGTTATAATCGGTGTGCTGTTGTCATTAAAGACAATTCTATCGGGTGTTAAAGTTGTAATATCCGCGGTAACGTATGCGCAAACAGCATACAACGCCGCAGTAAATATATCAAAGAGCGCAATAGTTGCGTATAAAGCGGCACAGACAGCAGCCGCAGCCGCAGGGAAAGGTTTAACTGTCGCACAGTGGGCATTGAACGCGGCTATGGCGGCAAATCCAATCGGTCTTATTATCGCCGCTGTCGCTGCCCTGATTGCAATAATTGTTTTAGTTGTAAAAAATTGGGACACAATTAAAGAGGCAATGGGGAAGGTTTGGGAAAAAGCCAAAGAAGTATTCGGAAAAATTAAAGATTTTATATTAGAAATATTCACGAAAATAAAAGAATTTATTGCTGGCGTATTTGAAGGTATAAAAAATATTGTCAGCGGTGTAGGTGAATTTTTCGGCGGTGTTTTTAATAAAATAAAAGATGGTGCAACTAAAGCATGGAGTGGTATTAAAGATACTGCTGGCAAAGCATGGGACGGTATAAAAGGAGCCGCAAGTAAAGCTGGCGGTTTTCTTAAAGATAATTGGAAAAGCGTTGCTATTGGTATGGTAAACCCTGTTGCTGGCGGATTAACAGCACTTTATAAAAACCATGAGGGCTTCCGAAATTTAGTTGACGGCGTTTGGGGAAAAATTACAGATGTCGGGGCGAAAGCATTAGCAAAGATTGAAGATAAGTTTCCCGGTCTTGTAGGTGTCGGTCGTGATGTGTTCGGTGCGATAAAACAAGCTGCCAAAGGTGATTTTAGTGGTATAAAAGATTTAGGTAACAGAGCAATTGAAGGATTGAAAAACGGTTTTGCCAATTTTAAAGATTCAGCCTGCGAAAAACTGTCTGCTGTCGGCGACTTCTTTGGCAATGTGGGTGAAGGTATAAAAAACATAGCCGGAAATGTCGGCAATTTTTTCAAAGTTGTTTGGGAAAATGCTGTCGGCTTTGTTAAAGTTATAATTGACGGATTTAAGTCATTTTTCAGTTCTGTATTCTACACAATTAAAACGGTTATCGGTTTATTCTCAGATTTTTTCAAGAATGTATTTACTGATCCTGTTGGAGCTGTAAAAAATCTGTTTTTTGGAATTGTCGATGTTATTAAGGGAATATTCGACAGCATAAAAGAGAAAGTTCAATCTTTCGTTAATTTCTTTACAGAAAAATTTAAATTCATCGGTGATATTATCGGCGGTGTTAAAGATTTTCTCGGCGGTGTCGGAAACGCTGTATCAGGCGCAGTAAGCGGAGTTAAAAACTTCGTAGGCGGTTTGTTTGGTCATGCTGACGGCGGTATTTTCACTACTCGGCATATTGCAGAGATTTGCGAAAAGGGACCGGAAGCAGTTGTGCCGTTAAACAACAGTAAAAACGGTTTTGATATTTGGAAAGAAGCCGGCATGATAGGCGGTTATATGAAAAAAGCCGCAGCGGACAGCCAAAGCACAGGTAAATCAGAAACACCGCCTGTTATGAAAGCTGCGGCAAGTCAAGTTTCAAATAACAACGGCATTACTCTTAATGTCGATTTCAATATGACAAATAATTTCTCTGGTTCTCCTGAAAAAGCAGTTACACAAATAGAAGCAGCCGGGCAAATCGCCGCAGATGATTTTGTTTCAAGAGTGAGAGACGCACTCGACAGCATAATGCGTGATCAGCGCAGGGCAAGTTTCGCATGAGGCAAGTATTGGTAGCGCAAGGCGATGTTTGGGACTATCTCAGTTTCAAATTATACGGTGATGAAGGGTTTGGTCATGTTCTTTTAGAAGCAAATCCGAAATTGAGACAAATCGTAAAGTTTGAAACATCGGAAATAATAAATGTTCCCGATAGACCGCAGACAAGGGTGCAATCATCGGCAAGCTTACCGCCGTGGAAGCAGGTGTAATATGGCTGGATCAAGACGTGCATATATAAAAATCGAATATGCTGGACAGGATATAACAGAAGCACTCTCTAACTCCGTAACAATATTACAGTATGTCGATAAAGCAAGCGGTTCCGCGGATGAATTAACAATTACCTGTCATGATCGCGAAGGACATTGGCACAATGACTGGTATCCGAAAATCGCCTATGCTCCGCCTCAGCCTCCAGAACCGCCTTACGATTATACAGAAATGGCACAAGCATTACAGAACGGTACAACCGCGGCAAATCTGCAGAGGCTTATTGATGAATCAGATTTAACGCCCGAACAGGGAAGAACATTACAGCGCGTAACACCGACAGCGACATGGCGCGATTTCACATCACGCAATCCACAGTATAGAGGTTTCGAGGGCAAACTGTTACTCATACAAGATATTAAAAGGGGGATTATAAGATAATGTCAGACTTTAGCGACATCACAGCAGATCCTAGACCGACAGCGCCTCCCCCTGCCCCTGCCGCTCCTGAAATAAAAGAAGGAACGGAAATAGTGAATAACGCAGTATCCGGCGCAATTCTCAGCGTTAAAATATGTGTTGAAAATTGGAATGCTGACGGCGAATATGACGAATTAGACTGCGGGAAATTTGAAATTGATACCGTAGATTTTTCGGGACCGCCTGATATGGTTTCAATTAAAGCAGTATCTACTCCGATTTCCACAGGTATGCGCAGAGAAGAAAAGACAAGGGCATGGGAAGATACAACGCTTCAAAAAATAGCGCAAGATGTTGCGGACGGTGCAAATCTTGAATTGATGTATGAAGTAGAGGGAGAAATTGAACTTGATCGTGTAGACCAAATAGAAAAATCCGACATGGCTTTTCTGCATGAACTTTGCAAAGAATACGGCATATCGTTAAAAGTATCGAGTGAAATTTTAGTTTTATTTGAGGAATCAGCTTATGAAGCGAAAGATGTAATTGATACTTTCGACAGAAGTGAAGTCAGAAGTGAAACAAATAAAAGCGGAAGGATTTTAAGTTACCAATTTTCGCAGAATACTGGTGATACAGTATGCAAAGTTTTATTAAGTTACAAAGATCCAAAAAGCGGGCAGTTAGTACAGGCAGAATTTACGCCAGAGAAACCGCCTGAAACTGGACAGACAGGATTGGTTAATTCAAGACCGGGAGATTTACGCGATGATAACTTCCGGGAAGGAAACGACACATCATCTGATGCTTCGGGCGGAACATTTGATACAGGATTTAATGCATTCAATGATACCGCTGATGACTTTGAAAATATACGCTCTGACAGAACAGATAACGCTATGAGAAAAGCGAAAGCAATAGCAAGGGAGAAAAATAAAAACGAATGGACGTGTACCTTGAGATTGGTAGGTAACGTAAAAATGGCTGGTAGTGTAAATATTCAGCTAACAAATTTCGGCGTATACAGTGGCAAATACAGTGTCGATGAAGCCACGCATGGAATAGGCGGCGGGTATACGACAACAGTTAAAGCTCACAAGGTTCTTATAGGGTACTGATATGATGCAACAGGGACAGACATCAGAACGTGATGTAAACAGCGCAACCGCAAGAGTCGCAATGGATGATTTAGGCGGATATGTAAGCGGAAAGATGCAGGTTTTATTTCCAGCCATTGGAGGCTGGAATTGCTTTTGGACACCGAAAGAAGGGGATCATGTTGTAATATCTCGGCTGTCGAATAGTAAATCAGAGGGTTATGTAACAGGCAAAGTTTACACAGGAAATAAAATGCCTCAAGGCGGTGCGCCGAATATAATATTGCTTGTCAGTGATGATGGAAAAAATGTTATAAGATTTGATGCTGACAATGGCACATTAGATTTAATTGTTGATCAAGATGCTTCTGTAAAATGTAAAAACATAAATATAGAAGTCAGCGAAACGGCAATTATAAATACAAAAAACGCTGAGGTAACTGTTGAAGAAAATGCAACAGTTGAAGTCAAAAAAGAAGCGAATATCACAGTGGAAACGGCAAACATCGAGGCAACAAAAGAGGCAAATATAAATTCTCCGAAAGTAATTATTGATTCAGCAGATGTTGAAATAACAGGCGGTAATTTTTCAATGAAAGGCACTGTATCGCCAGCAACGGGACCGCTATGCGCTATACCGAATTGCCTTTTCACTGGTGCGCCTCATGGCGGTAATAAGGTAGCGGGGACTTAGTATGAGTATGAACGCAGCGGATATGAAAAAAGCGATTATCTCTGAAATAAATAAAGAAGCCAATAGCGCAGCGAACGCAAATAAGAAATTCGGCGATGCTATTCTTAAATATATCGTTGACAATATGGAAATTACTTATAGCTGGTCAGCTACTAATCCGACATCAGGCGCAAGTGATCCGCAGACTTCTTTCAAGGCTTCCCTTTCTGGTTCTGGTACGTTAGGCGTATCAGGTTCATTCGCAATCTTTCTTGTAACACTTGCTGCTTTTATTAAAAGCAGTATAAAAATTTCTCCTGCGGCTGGTTTTACTTTGGCTCCGCTTTCATTTAATCCCGCTGGTGTAATAACAGCAACGCAGGGAAAAGAAGATGATCCCGATAAGGCAATGGAAAACTTCTGTTCTCAAATTATTTCAAGCCTTAAAATAAGTTTTCCAAACCCTGCGCCGTCAGCCGGTAGTCATGCCGCATTTACAGGCGCGACAACCAAAATGGTGATCGCATGATAGGAGGAATATTTTAATGCTTTTAGGTTCATGGGGACCGTTGGTCTTCGATGTTTCGGGTATCGGCGCATTAACATTTTCAGAACTTACTCAGGATGTTTCCGGGCGGTGGGCTGTTCACGAAGTTGTGAACACCGCGCCGATTACTGAGTTTTTAGGTCCCGGTCAAGATGAGGCAGAAATGAGGATTATCCTTTCAAAGATGTTAGGTGTAAATCCAGAAGCAGAATATGAGTTATTAAGGCAAATGGTACGCACAGGTCAAAACTTTCCTGTTATTCTGCGGGGCTTTCCTCTATCTGGAAACAATTGGTATCTCGATTCAATTAGTGGAGCTTCCTCAAAGTTTGCCGCGGGAACAGGCGAAGTATTGTGGATGGAATTGACTGTTAATTTTAAGGAGTATAACTGATGGCTGAATTTTCAACAACAGATACACTTCCTGCGGGTATTGTTTTCGGCGCAAAGGATTTACAGGAAGTTATGCAAAACGTAAGAACGATAATTACAACACCGAAAGGCACATTACCGCTGGATCGTAATTTTGGTATCTCTTTTAATTTTGTAGATAGTCCAATTCACAAAGCACAAGCAATGGCAGAGCAAGAAATATTTATGCAGTTAAGGAAGTATGAGCCGCGGGCAATACTCAAACAAATAACTTGGCGTGCTGATCCGTTAAGCGGAAGTTTTAAGCCAAATGTTACCGTACAAGTGAGGTTATAATATGGGATTTGATACTTTACAATTTTCGCAAGATGACGCGCGCGTTATTGCCGACAGATTACAGGAATTGTTCGAGACAATAAAAAGAGCGAACGGCGAAGCGGGTTTCAGATTATCGCTGGCAGCTCCTGAAAAACTGATACAGTTAACCGAAGCGGCAATTCTTGCACAGGTAAATCATGACATTGACAAAACTGGAAAGGGAAATCTTTTATATTTCGCAGATGATTCTACTGTAGAACACATCGGTTATTTATATGGAGAGCGCGGCAACCGCATGGCTGCTTCTTACGCTCTTACAACATTAAGGTATAAGCTGGCAATTCCGCGAAATGTGACTACTGTAATTGCGAAAGGTTATCGGTCAACATCAGATAATAAAATATTTTTTGCAACATTAAAGCAGTCAGAAATTCCCGCAGGCGAATTATATGTCGATGTTGAAGCGCAAAGTTTAACTTCCGGCGCAATCGGTGACGGTATCAAAATAGGCGATATAAAAAATATGGTTGATCTTGTGCCGTTTGTTGTTTCGGTAGAAAACATTACGGTAACGAACGGCGGTGCTGAAAAGGAAGAACTGGAAACTTACAAACAAAGACTGCGGTTACTGCCGGAGTCTTTTTCTGTTGCTGGTCCCGATGGCGCTTATGAGTTTTGGGCAAGGTCGGCAAATCCCGGCATAGTTGATGCAAGGGTGTGGATGCCAGAATTAGATATGACAAAGTTTGCGGCGTTCTTACAGCCATGGGGTATTTCAGATGCGGCAGCATTCTATGAAGCATTGGGAAATTATTACAGAGAAAGCGGAACAGGACCGGGAAATGTTGACGTAACGGTGCTTATGAAAAATGGAGAGTTACCTTCTGAGGAAGTATTAAGCCAGGTATCGGAAACACTATCGCCGAAAACGCGCCGTCCGCTGACAGATTACGTTCATGTTGTTATGCCTGAATCAGTCGAGTTTAATATTGATTTTCAATACTGGATTGAAATAGAAAGAGCGACAGAAGCAGCCTCAATTATTGATGCTGTTGACGCTGCGGTAGAACAATATATCGAGTGGCAAAAATCCAGACTTGGTTTAGATATAAACCCTGATACTCTGCATAAACTTGTAATGAATTGCGGAGTGAAACGTGTTGTTATAACAGAGCCGGTATATACAGAGCTGAAAATATATGAAGCCGCGCAATTCGGCGGTAACAAATCAGTAAATTATCAAGGATTAGAGGAAGCATAATGGAATTAAGTAATGTTTCTATTTTAAATTTACTTCCTCCCAATATCGCAAACGACAACAATGTCAAAATGATGGCTGAGGCGTTTAATAAAACGTTACACGACATAATAAATAAAATACCCGACTTGGCTATAATACCCAATTTGATGTTAGATAAAATCGTTAATGAAACGCTGGTAGATTTACTTGCTTGGCAGTTTCATGTTGACTTTTATCAGCCTGATTTACCATTAAATGTAAAAATAGAACTGGTTAAAAAATCGCTTGACTGGCACACGAGAAAAGGAACGCCGTCTACAATTGAGGAAATAGTAACGGAGATATTTGCTGAGGCAAAAATTGAGGAATGGTATGAATACAAAGGATTGCCACATCATTTCCGCGTAACGGTCGGTGACTTCCTTCCTGACAGCGCGACAATTGCGAAAATTACAAGGGCGATAAACTCTGTAAAGAATACGCGCAGTTTCTTGGACATTATGACATCTATAATTATTTTCCATGACGAATTACCAATGGAAGAAAGCAATACAATGGTCGGTACATTACACACTACACCCGACACGTTATCACAGAAAGTAAAAAGAAATGGGCGCGTTCTGAGAAACGGAAAAACCGTATTTGATACGGAATTAACTCATTTATTCCGCAATGGTAACGTTAAACGAAACGGAATTGAAAGAAGAAACGGAACGCAAAGAGTTCTAGCAACGGGCGCGGTTTTCCAGCCTGTTAAGAGAAGTTCCGGAATACAAGATACTTTCCTGTTGGGTATTGGTAACGACCACACAGACGAATGGAAGTCTATCATATACCGTAAAGGCTCGATACAGAGAAACGGAACTATTAAAAGAAACAGCCTTAAAAGTTCAATATTAGACAGTCCCAGCGTTATTCAGGTTAATGTATTCCACACTGACAAAATGACAATAACCGATCTTCTCGATGTGGCTGTTGAAAATAACGCATTAGAAACAATAAACAGGAATATTAAAAGAGACGGCAGCCAAAAGAGAAACGGAATTTTAGCGCGTTCATCAAATGGCATTGTCGATCCGTTTGTAATTGATGTTTCCGGCGATATAAAGGAAACAGAAAATATAAAAGTTGCTGATAGTTTTTCTATCAGCATGATTCATCATTACTTCCGTGACGGTACAAGAAGAATGAACGGAAGTTTTAAGCGAAACAGTATGATTTTAATTCCGTTGGAATAATCAGATAAATTTTCAGGAGGAAAAGCATGATTAAGTTTGTTGAGGATTTAGAAGAACAGGGACACGCTCTGAAAGGCATCCTCACGATTAAAGTTTTTAAGAAAGGTGTTCTCATTCAGGAGATCGTCGATAAAAACTTGATCGTTGACGGTGCGCGTAATCAGGTCGCGCGGCTTATTGCGGGTAACGTAATGGGGCGCAGCGTAAACAGAATAGCATTTGGCACAAACGGAGACGAACCGACTGTTGCTGATACCGCTATTACAAATGCGTTCATAAGGAACGTAAAGGGTTTCAGTTACCCGGCAACAGGACAGGTTCAAATTGACTGGGAGCTGCCTGTTATGGAAAACAACGGAATGGCAATTATGGAATTTGGCTTGCTTACGGCGGATGATACGCTGTTCGCAAGGAGAATAAGAAACGATCCAATTCACAAAGAAGCTGACATCAGCCTTGTGGGAAATTGGACAATTATTTTATAAGGAGTAAAACATGGCATTTATACCAGAAAGCCCGGTATGGGAAGAGGGCGTTCGCCGATTTGAGATTGACGATTATTTGCAGGGCGCAACAGGAAACGATCTCGGAGTAGATAATATTCCGTTACAGCAGCTTGCTAACAGAACTGTTTTTCTTAATAGGCAAGTAGCGATGTTAAAAGGCAGAGGCGGTTATCTGTCGGCGCATGATTTCGGTACATTAACACCGACACAGCAGATGTTGACAAATTATGCGTTAGCGGAAATTGGTATTACAGATCAGTTGATGATTTTCAATAATACCCGCGTAAAGAATTTGTTTGACGGTTATGTTTGGGTTTTGAATAACACACCCGACAGCGATCCCCCTGTTTTCGAGTGGGTTAATGACGGTCCCGATATTGTTAATCCTGATTTATCAATGCTTCATTCGGCATCAGTCGAAGGTTACGGCAGAAACTTACTTGATATTCTTGGCGTTACCACAATTCAGGAAGCGTCGATTGAATTACAGCGCAGATGTAATAACAGCGGTCAAATTGACAACAGCGGTATTCCTGATTTCAGCGATCTTATGATCGGCGATTATATTGACGGTTTGGATTTAAGCGGAATCGCGGCACCGACTGGGGGTGATGCTCCGCAGGCATGGAATGAAAATTACAAGAATAACAGAATTGTTATTGCAGGTTTTAACACATACAAAAGGGCTGGCGATACAGTTAATGCGAAAAATCATATCTTGTTTTCATTTAGGCATAATATTGCAAGAAGCCCGATGAATCCGACAAATGATAATACTGGCGGTTATCAGGCAAGCGCATTAAGGGTTTGGCTTGAAGGTGCGACAGGTGACGGAAGCGGTATTTTCGCAACAGCATTAAAACAAAAACTTGGTGATGTACTTTATACCATAAGAAAAGCGCACAGTAAAAAAAGCGATTACGCATGGGGAAATTACACTGTGTTTATTCCCTCAGAAATTGAAATGTTCGGCGTTCCGTATTACGGCGATGAAGGTGTTTATATGGCAGCACTTACATCGCCTGTTGTTGCTCAGCGCGTTGGGTATACGACAAACGTGCAGTTTCCGCTATTTCAAGACAGCACTATTTTCAGGGTTGCGGATTGGAATGGCGCGAGAACTTGGCGCTGGCTTTCTACTCCCTCGGCTTCCTCCTCTGCTCACTTCTGTGGTGTCGGCAACTATGGTCATAGTAGCAGCTACTACGCGAGTTCTGTCGGCGGTGTTGCCCCCGCTTTCTGTGTGGCGTAAAAATAAAGCAAGATGTGGGCGCATTGCAAAGTGTAGCCACACTCATCCTGTTCTCTCACCCCCTTGTGGGGTGAGAGTTGTCTGTGATATGATACTTCCAGTGGGCTGCTTTGCAGCCCACCCTTAATTTTATCTGTCGCGTAAGCGACCGGAAAAAAATTTGAATTTTGCGGGTCTTGCCGGGAGGGGGGCATTGTCTGTTATAAAAAGGAAGCGAGGCATATCTCGGCTTGAATTTTACAATAATGCCCGCGAATTGAGAGCGGAATTAACAGCCTACCTATTAAGAAACTTCGGAATAAGACCAAAAAAACAAATCGAACAGCCAAAAGAAATCCCTGCCGATGAAGAGGTTGCTCTACCCGGAGAAATACCTGACTGGATGATAGATAATTTCAGGACACGCATAATGGATTTATGCCGAAACCTGATGATGAATATTACTGCCGGAAATTCGATATACCCTTCGCCGATGGTTGATCCGAAAACTCCCGATGTTCAAAAAATGCCGATTGAATATGTGCGCCGTGTCCAGTCTGATGAATTGGCAGACAGGCGCAGATACCAAACAGCCGCGATTGCAAATTGTTATCAGCTCATTCAAGAATTACAATATTTCAAAGATGTGTTTTCCCTTCGTTTTGATAACTTTACTATAGACGTTAAAAAACTAATTCCCTATGTTCAGAAAATAGAAAAAGAAATTCAATTACTGAAAGGCTGGCGAAAATCAACTAACGATCTGGCAAAGAAAATTATTAAGGGAGAAAATTAAAATCGTGAATAAGGGTACGGTCTGTTATCGGCTTCCTCCTCTGCTAACTTCTGTAATGTCAACAACAATGGTAATAGTAACAACAACAACGCGAGTTCTGTCGGCGGTGTTGCCCCCGATTCAGTGGAGGCATATTAACAGTAGGTTGTTTACAACCGATTTGCCTCTCCACAGAAGGAGACTGTATCCTTCCGCTTTGCGGAGAATAATAACCCTGATGTGCCTAGGTGAACGCTTCTTGCATGGCGGAATGATGTGCGTTTCATCCGTTTCATACCTATTGGCACTATGTAACATGACAAGCGCACGCCTCCGGGCTTCATTGCTATTAAGCCCGAACGCCCGGAGGATGTTATACAGGGCAACAGCATGACGAGTAACGAAAGAAAATCAGCGCGTTATCAGAGAAGAAAAGAAAAGAGAGATAAAAAACGCGAGGATATAATCACGCCTCTTGACGATTTTACAATCCTGACAGATCCAAATGTTTTATATTCCGCTTTCCGTTCATGTAGAAAAGGCGTGTCATGGAAAGAATCTACCCAGCGTTATGAAATGAGTTTATTTAATAATATTTCCGATACCATAGAGAGGCTTGAAAACGGAAAGGAAATACATCACGGTTTTGTAGAATTTGATTTGAATGAGCGCGGAAAGAAACGGCATATAAAATCTATTCATATTTCAGAACGTGTTGTACAGAAAGCGTTATGCGACCAGATACTTGTGCCTATACTCTGCCGTACTCTTATTTACGATAACGGCGCATCGGTTAAAAATAAAGGAATACATTTTGCGATAAAACGGCTTATTACTCATCTTGCAAAATACTACAGACAAAATAATTATTCAAATGAAGGTTACGCGCTGACAATAGATTTCAGGAAATATTTTGACAGCATTAAGCATGATATTTTAATGGAGCGTGTAAGAAAATATATAAAAGATGAAAGGATAATTGATCTTATTTGGCAATTTATAAAGCCATTCGGCGATAATGTTTCTTTGGGATTAGGCAGTCAGGTTTCGCAGGTGTTCGCGATTTTCCATTGCAATGAACTTGACCATGCAATAAAAGAGAAAATGAGGATTAAGTATTACGGCCGCTATATGGATGATCTGTATCTTATTCATAAGGATAAAAAGTTTCTTGAGGAATGCCTTGAAAAAATAAAAGTGATATGTGAAACCTTGGGCATAACAGTCAACGAAAGGAAAACGCGGATATTCCCATTAAGCGATGGGCTTTTATTTCTAAAAGGAAAATACTTTCTACAGGCGAACGGAAAGATATATAAAAAGCCGACAAAAGAATCTGCGAAAAGAATGCGCCGGAAACTTAAATGTTTTAAATCCCTTGTTACTGAGGGCAGAATGGATTATCAGGACATAAGGGTAGCATTCCAGTCATGGCGCGGTAACTTTACAAGGCGTTTTCATGCCTACAAAAAAGTAAAATTCATGGACAATTTTTATGATAATTTATTTATACATGAACACCCAAAAAATACTTGACTATATATTTATGAAGTAGTAAACTCGTAATATAATTTATTCGGCCTACCGAATTCGCGGAAGCCCGTAGTGACAGATTGAGAATTATTCTCTGCCTGTCTCTGCGGGCTTTTTTTATTGCCCAAAAAAGGGAAAGGAGTATTTGATGAACATTTATCTGGCAAAGAAAAACGGTAAAGTTATTTACCACACGGATCTTGCTGCCATGGCGCAGCTCGATGGAATTTCAAAAGCTGATAAAACGGTAACAATCGAGGAATGGGAAGCAGCCGGAAGCACCGCATATATCGACAGCACCGGAAAAATCAAATTAGGCGAAGAACCCACAGCGAAAGCGAACAGAGAAGAAATCGAAAGTCTTGAAAAAGAAGAAATAACTTTCCAGAGAGAATTGGATGGGAAGGATTATAAAGTCATCAAGGCATCGGAATTTGGGCAGGTACTTTCGCAGACTGATCCTGTTCTTCATGAGCGCCGCGAATTTTGCAGAAACCGCATAAATGAAATCCGCACAAGGCTTGTGGAATTGGGCGTAAGAACTGCTGAATAAATAACGCAGAGAGGGGAAAGCGTGATAGAACAAAAGGAACTAATTGAAAAACTTCGTACTGTAAGAGAGGACATCAGCCTCATTATCGGTATGTATAACAAACTTGACACCTACAGAAAAAATATCTTTGAAGCGAAGGACATCATCGACAAAACCCTCTTTGAATTAACTGGGGACGAATTCTATATAAAGGATAATTATAATGGAAATTAGTTTACAGGAAATCCGCCTTGTAGAAATTGTAATAGCAATAGGCGTTGGTTATTTAATTGTTTCTGGAATATTTAAAAGTGTTGTATCACGCATGAAACATTTGAAAACGCCGGCAGGCTTAGAATTAGATTTAGGCGGGATTGATGAGCAAACAGCGGCTGTAATAAAAACTATATGGAAACGTTTTGATGAACTTCATAGTACGTTATTAGAAAGTAAATCGCAATACAAAGAAATTGTAAAATCCAATGAAGAAATATTAGTAAAACTTCGTGAAGAAAATAAGGTCATCATCGGAAAACAAAATGATATGCAAATTGACCTTTATAAAGTTATTTTTTCAATGGAAGATATGAACGATGAAGAACGCTTAGTTGCTGGATTAAAATATATCTATGAAGGATATAATCATCAGTTAAAAAAAGATGTCATAGATTTTGCATCTAAAAATGTTCCTGAATACAGAATGGCTATGAAGCTTGCGCCGCATCTGAAAATAGATGCGATTGAAGATAAGATTCAAAAAAATGCGGAAGCTGCTGTGAATAAATCGGAGAATATATGATTCCTCACGACAACGCTGCCGCGTTAGAAAAACACGTTTGTCCTAATTGTGGTTTTGAACATACGCATAAATTCAAATGGGATTGGGGAAAGTTCTGGATGTCCAAAGCACAAAATGTTTTCATCGCATGGATTGTATACATGATTTTGCAAACAATCGCTCTATTTACTCCATTGGTAGGGAAAGAATATACAGGGCAGATATTATGGATTTCGGCAGGTGTAACTTTAATATTTATGATGCCGCTAGCCATTGGTAAAGCTATAGAAAACGCGAAAATAGAAATCGCGTTAAAAAATAAATAATTTAAGGAGTATCAAATGATCACACACAAACAGTGGGTAAATAAATATTTGCACATCATTATTGATGTGGATAAGGCTTACGGCGGGCAGTGTGTAGACGCTGCCCGTTCGCACATGAGCGAAGTTGACGGCTATAGCGACATCGAAGGTGTCCGCGGCGCGGTTGACTTCTTTACGAAGTATGATGATATGCCAAAATTAAAAGCGGCATATTTCAAAATTGCATATCAGCCAGGCATGATACCGCCTGACGGCGCGAAGGTTGTTTGGGGTACTACACCGAATAATTCTTTCGGACATATTGCGGTATCAGATGAATCAGGGCAAATACGCTTGGGCATTATGGAACAGGATGGTTTCGATAATCCGGCGCGTGATGTGAATAAGGGAACGAGCAAAGGACTTGTCAAGCGCGAAACAGGGTATGGAAATGTACTCGGCTGGTTAGTACCGCGTGAAAAACCTGTCGAAATCAAAGTCAGCGGAAATGTTCCGCCAGCCGGCTCGACAATTGCGGAATCGGACAGAACAGCGCAAATCGGTTTTTATTGGTTAAATAAAACATCAGATCCGAAAAATCCGCGCTGGATGTTACTGACGGCAGCAGGCTGGAAGTTTATTTAAGGAGTGTATATGTATGCGAAAAGTAAAATTTTTATTTTTCTTGTTTGTATTATCGGTTTTGCTATTCACATCACAGGATGCAAGTCAGTTACGGCAAATGGAATTGAATCTTTGGTCGAAAGTAGACTCATCAATGAGCGCGACAGAATCAGAGCTGAATTCGCTTCGGAACTTAGTCAGTGGATTATTGCGGACATCGGAAGGATTGCAGAATCAGTTAACGCAATCGGAGACGGACAAGCAGCTCTTAGACACGCACTTGAAGAATACCGTAGATTCGTTCTTGAGCTTATCGACAGATTACAGCGAGTTGAAAGTCAAATACCAGAAAGTGTTGAAATGGCTGATAGCATTCACAGCTTACGCGGTGTTTTGCTTGTTATCGAATATTATTACGACAATATTCTTGATCAAAATCAGACAGGCAACATTGAAAAATCTGTTGCTGACATGGTTGTAATGGCAAATTAACTGTTCGCAGTTAATAATAAATCACAGGAGGGTATCATGAAGAAAGTAATTTTTCTGATACTTATGGCGTTCGCCATGGTCGGGCTTGTCTCGGCTCTTGACGACACCGCGCATCCGCCCGGGGGAATAACCCTTGATGTGGAAAAAATAGCCTGTTTCGGCGCAGCGTTTGGCTGTCCGGTATATCAGGTTACGGTTCTGGCAGATTATCAGGAAGCAGTATTTCTACTGCCTGCCGGATTTACAGCCCTATTAACGGCAACGATAGAAAATCCTGTCAATTCATGGGAACAGGCCGCGGGGGTGATATTAAGAACCGACTGGAAACAAATTGATACTGGTCAGGAAATAAATTATTTCCTACGGCTTTGAAAACAGCAGCATAAAAACCTGTAGCGCATGACTGTCGCGGTTCATGCGCTTTTTTTTTGCCCTGAGTTACCGATAATAAAAACATGGAATTTATTTATTTTTCAATATTAATTGATGCTGTATTAAATTATGGGCGTGAACATTACCCGGAAGAATATGAGCTTGCGGAAATGGAAATAGAACTGGATGATATTGAATCAGAACTGGATGATTTAGGCGCGGAGCTTGACGCTGCCGGTGTTTAATTTTTCCTTTTCTTTGGTTTATAACCTACCCGCATTTCTTTTTTTAATCTGTCGGCGCCGCGTTCAAAGCGTTTCAGCTCCTCAGAATCATATAATCTTGTAACGAATAAAACTTCCCCTGCTTCGAGCGCCTCCCCTGCCTGAACATTTATTTTCGTAAGGTATGACAAAGTTTTAGGATCAAGAGCATCGGAGAAAGTTACAGCCTGTTTCTTCCCGATAAAAAGACTGTTTCCTACAACCCTGATTACTGAGGGTTTCCCGGGGGCTTTCTTCCCCGCGGCATATTCCTTAAATGCTCGGAGACTTAAATCTTTGACATTCTTAAAAACTTCCCGCTTCTCATGAACTTCTAATGCCCTGCCCACATAAGGCAGCTTTGTAGGACCGTCTGCTTCGGTAAACTCGACACGTTCAAGGTCGCGGCGGTATTTGACGAACGCTTCCCCGATGTAAAGCCAATTATGGGCGGTGCTTCTTTCTATTTGCATTTCCTCGCAGAGATTTTCAAGGTACTCATTCATGGAATCAAAATTAAGATCAAGGAATAATTCTTTGGCTTTTAGTTTTGCTAATCCTATACCAATGGCTAGGATAGAAAGCCGAACGCCTTTTATGGTATCGCGGATGCCGGCATTTATTTCGGCAGCATTATCAGAATTGACATAATCCAGACTGACGGAAGCATCGCCTTTTAGTTTTTTCGCGGGCGGTAGTGGACCGTCATATTCATTTTTTATTGTTTTCATGGGTTCTCCAATCGTGTAAAAATCGTGCAAGAATCGTGCAGTTATTAACCCTATATTGACACGAAACGGAAAAAACGGCAATAATGGAAATGTCTCTAAATATAGGCAGGATAAGTAATTACATATCCTGTATGGAATTGCCGGGGGGCGGGGCTGTGAGTTCGCAATCAACAGGCCTGGGGTTCGAATCCCCATATCTCCATATTGACAATTTCTGTCTTTTTTGGCATATTTATAATGGCTTTTCGCGGTGTTTGCAATTAGCCACCTTAGCTCAGTTGGTAGAGCAGCAGACTGAAAATCTGCGTGTCTGGAGTTCAATTCTCCGAGGTGGCAATCGTATAAGTCTATATCCTGTATAGACTTAGCGTAACAACTTCCCAATGAAAGGGTGTTGTAACTTACTCGTTTTTTAAAGTGGCAGATAAACTTGTGCCGCTTCGCTGCCTTTCCTTTTGGGGTTTGTTATAGTACAGCCTTTCTTTGTTTTACTTCGTGGTGATCGTCTATTTTATTATTAAAATAGCTTAAAAATGAATTACATTCAGGACAGATAGTTTTAAGCATTAATCCTCTAGGTGAAAATTTTGTGCTTCCATAAAAGAAATCTTCAATTTTTACATCAATATTACCGCATGCTTTTGGCGGAATATGGTTGAAAGATAATGTTTTATATTCATTACATATCGAACAATAACTAGTTTTGTGATTATCAAAGCGTTTAAAGAAAATATTCTTTTTATTGAAAAATATCCTTCCTCATACTGATAGTCTTTCTATTTTTATTATACAATTCAGCGTTTGGAATAAAACCGTTTTTCTGATAAAACGCTAAAACACCTTCGTCATGTTCAATATCAGCGTCAACGGTCAGGAAGCGAGCAGAGCAATAATTTTCATT